GGACGATCTATCTAGAGAGATGGACGCATTTCAAAAGGGGGACGAACCTCAGCAGCCTGGACTCTCTCCTCAGAGCATTATCGACGCTGAGTTCGAAGATGAGTAATGCGACACCGCGACCGGAAGTTCGTTAATGGAGAGTGGCTTTTTCAAGACAAGGAAGGAAATTGGAAACCAGGCAGGAAGGCAGGGAAGTTTGCTTCCAAGAATGTAGGCCCCTCCCGTTCTCACATTCCCTGGGCTGATCCATCTGGTCCTGGTGAGCTATGGGCCCTCAGAATATCCAAAGCGATTGAGAAGAATCCTGGAGCGGTCAAAAACCGCGCTCTCAGAGAACAGGCATTGGCTTATGCTGCTGTTGGGGGCTCTTTTGAAGCCACTGCTCCATTTGAATATTCATTTGAAACCGGTAAGAAGCTAAGGACTCGAGCGATTCCTTCTGAGAGGGAGGTTGCTCGGAGTCTTCGTCAGGGTCGGTATGAGCTATCTGGTTGGGCTAAGAGGGTTATCAAGATGTCCTTGGGCCCCGAGGAGGCTCAATTTCTGCGAAGCCCCGAAAAATTTGATATTACCCCCTCATTTCTGGAGAGATGGGATAAGGCTGCTAGAGCAAACAAGATCGTAAGGTCGGCAAAATTTCACAAATTATCGATGGAGACAATTCTGTTTCGAGCAGAAAGGGCAGGCGTTCTCTCTGAAGTCCAAGAGATGCTTGGCACTAAGTCCCGCGAGGCTACCGCCTTAAAAAAGAGTATTCGCGGCGGAAAACCGTTTTTTGAGACTGCTATCAAATTTGCTCGAGCAAAACCGTGGGCTGCCGCAGGTATTGGAATTGGAGTTGGAATTGCTGCTGCTCTTGCGATCAAGCCTCTTTCTTGGTTTTCTGGACGCGATGACGACTACAATACGATTGAGGGGCTTCCACACGGCGGCTTGGCCGGGCAGATGCGCTCTCAATTTACTGATTTCGGTAGTGGCTATCGTTCTTCAGATGATGGATATACGACATTAGACAAAATCGGAGGAGCGCTCATTTTTGCTAATGCCATAACAGCTCTTCCTAATATGGCCAGTAATCTAAAAATGGCTAGAGGCTATCAAAAAGGTTATATGACCTTTTACCATGGTACTCCTAACGCCAATGCCACAAAGCTTCTTTCGCAGGGACTAATTCCTGGGAATGAAGCCCAAAGACTTGCAGAAGAAGCTGAACTACAAGAAATTTTACGTCGCGCGAATCAAGAAAGAGCAAAGCAATTTAAGCTCTGGTTTGCAGCCCAAGAAGAAAGACTCGGTGGGTTTTCTGGTGAGGCTAAAACTCAATATGCCCAACATATCAAAAAACAAATTTCAAGTTTTAGGAAGAGCTGGCAAGAAGAGAAAGAGTTAATTATTAAAGGTTTTCGGCACAACAAAAATATGCACAAACCTTTTATTCCCGATGTTGCTCAAAAAGCAGCAATGCAAGATAAGGTAGGTCGCATATTTTTCTCTGCTCATCCTTGGATTTCTAAATCTCATGCTGCAATGCAGGCTAATAAGGGACTTGGTCCTCTTGCGGCAAATATGAGGAAAATGGGGGGATTTTTAGGATATTTCCATTCTTCTGTATGGAAGGCCCATGGATCTGGAAAGATTTTTGAATTTGCTCTTCCAATGAGTGAAGTAACTGCCCAAGTTAGTTTGGCTCCGCAATCCGAGGCCCTTTTGACTTCTTTAAAAATTCCTAAAGGAATTGCAAGCCGCTATGCGAAATTCACTTCCCTTTTTGCACAAACAAGCTTTGCGGCAGCAATTCCAACTCTAGACCTTTCGAAAACAGGATCAGTAACTCCTGAAAAATTTTCTCGAGTTATTCCTGTAGAAGAAGGAAAGATTCTTTGGAATAAAGCTGAAAAACTTGGTGCTTCGACAATTAAAGCCACTCCAAATTATTGGAAAGCAGCAGGAAGATTAGGAATGGCTCTTGTTCCATTGGCTACTATGGCCTTTGGACTTTCAGTCTTTTCGGGGAAGGATGATAGTTTCAATACTATTGAAGGACTGTCTGATCAAGGTATAGCCTCGAATTTACGACAGGACTTTGGTTCCGGCTGGCTTGGTCTTTGGGCAAGGGAAGACAGGAAAAGAGGAGGTTATCACAGGAGGAGAGGTCATACCCGCCGTGGCTACTGGTACAAGGGTCGTTGGGTAGAGAAGAAGTGGATCAAGAGTCATTTCGTCAAGCAGAATGAGAATGCCTTCGGCGCTCTGGCCGATAGAGGTGTTGCTGGCGAAACAAGGAAAGAGAACACTGATTTTGGTTCTGGGTTCAGATATCTGGACTTTGGAGGCCTGATTTCTGAGCAGACCGCTGATCAGAAGGTCACAGAGAACGAATGGAGGAAGATGCTGCGCACTGTGCGTATTGCACAGGACCAGGAGATCCTTCTTCAGATTCTGGATCGGGACGAAGCAAGAAGGTCGTTCAATAAGCAGCTGAGATGGCGTGACCAAGCAAAGTCCTCGAGAATAAAGAGATATTTGACAGAGCGTGAGTCGCTTGGAGCCTTCGGCTCGTTTACACCAGGAGCTAATGTTCTACAGGTTGGTGGCCTGGTTGACCCGCGAGATGTTGTTGCACAAGGATTCCTTCCTGTTGCTGCCGTAGGCAGTGATTCTCGGGAGCGAGCTATTGGCGAGATTCTGTATAACTGGCTAGACCCTAAGCGCGTTGAAGAAACTATTCTTCACGAAGGTCTTCACTCAATCTGGTCCAACGATATGGACCCGGTCCATAAGGCTAGATTTATTTCAGAAGCAGAAGAACAGCTGGGTGGGTGGTTTAAGAGCAGAGGGCCTGATGTAGAAGCTCTTGCCGGAAAGGCTCCTATCTATGCACAAGTGGTCCGAGCTGCCGAGGATACAAACAAACCTAAGTATGTTGAGTGGGTTGCAAATGAGATGTTTGCTCATCGTGGAGCGGCTCTTGCCTATTCTAATCTGGGTTATACGCTTGGGGAGAATCCTGCCCTAGATCGTATTGTAGGGGAGTATGTGCAACCAGGCCCTAGGAGGACCGTAGGAGCTCGCTTTGAAAATTTTGATCCCTCGGTCGCACTGCAGGAGTATTTCGGACGCACAGAGTATTCTCGTGCGTTAGGAGAGCAAAAGGGAACCTTACTTCCGAAAGGGACGGGAGTGCAATTTTCGCGGGGCGGTGGTCTACCTACTGCTCTCATGGGCGTTCCAATTGACCCAGAGATTCTCGAGTTTCGAAGGAGGATGGATCAGCCAGGAGAGCGCTCTCGCATTCGCAGGCTAATTGAAGAGAGATCTGCCGAGTATCAGAAAACCTTGGGCTCTCTTGATAGTTCTGATTTCCTTCGCGGGGATATTGGGACGATAGAGGCCATCAATCGCAGACGCTCTGATCTCAAGGCAGTCAATTTAGACAGGTTCCAGATGGAGGTTGAGGACGCTGATACGATTGTCCTCAAGCGCCGTGGAATCATTCCTAGCATTAAATCTTTCTTCGGTTATGGCGATACCTATGTTCGCTTAGCAGGTATTGACGCACCTGAAGTAGAGGCTCATAAGGGTGATCCTCTTGCCCCATTCCGTATTTGGCAGGACCAGCCTGCTGGAACTAAGGCTACTTGGGCCCTAAAGAGAATGCTGGCCGAGCAGGATGAAGTTAAGTTAGTTATTTCTCAGGATCAAAAGACTTATGGTCGCTATCTCGGTGTTCTAGCTAATGAAGAGGGTACAAATATTAATATGGAGCTCCTTAGAGGAGGAGCTGTATCTGCACTACCATTTGGTCCAAGAAAGACAGATATTCTGCTTAGAGAGCAGGCTAGGGCAGCAGAAGAGACTGCGCGGGTCCACAGAAGGGGAATGTGGAGTTATGCTCGCTACCAGGCTACTCATATCGCAGAACGCTATATCGGCAGGAATATTACTCACAATACCCTCACAAGACTAGATAAGCTCTCTGGAAATCTAACCTTGGGGGCATATGGTTCTTTCCTTAATAGCTTTGGGGCCCAACAAAGGGAGCTAACTTTTGAGGAGATTGCTCAAGCTAGAAGAATAGGGAAAGCTCTTAGAAAAACACATGGTCCTCCTCCCATGGCTGGAGCCCAGACCTTTTCTGGCAAGGATGATGCCCATCTTCAGATAGAAGGGTTGAGTCACCAAGGTATTGCCTGGCAGTTGCGTCAAGCAATGACGGACTTTGGTTCTGGTTTCAAGGGCGCTCTTATTTCTCAGATTCCTAAGGCCTTGGGAGGAGTATCTGCTTGGAAGGGTCGTCATACCGTGGCGGCTGGCGCTGCTGCTTTGGGGATGATAGGAGGAGTAGGAGCTCTTACTGGCGGATGGAGCTCTGAAAACGCTGAAGGCGACCAAGAGGCGTCTTGGGGTAAGCGCATAGCCACTGGTGCCGGCCTAATGGTTGGTGGGGTTGGTTTGGCTATTGGAGTACCTGCTGCAGCTGTGGCCAGATCTGCTTATAAAGCTGTTGCGTCTACATTAGGGAAGGAAAAGGCTCGCCAAGTTGCAAAAAATGCATTTGTCACCCAGCTTAAGGTTGGGGGCCGCTCTATCCTTGAGTTTCCAAAAACTGCTTTTAGAATTCATACTGACAAAGAAATAGTTGCACAAATGAGGCAAGCCGGAGCTGAAAGAGGACTTACCGGTATTCACTCTACTGCTCTTGGCCGAGGACTTGCTGTTCCAGCTAAATATATAGGAGAAAAGGCCGAAGGTGCTATTGAGCATACGGCTAGTTGGTTAGGCAAAAATTGGATACCTAAGCTAAAGGAGGGGGATCCAGCAGCCATTGCTCTAGCCGGCATGTCTGTTTTTGATGCTTATCATGCTGCCCATAGTGCATATGAAGGTGATATTGGCGGTGTAGCAGGAAGCTTAGCTAAGTTTGCTGGGGCTAAGTATGCCTATATGGGATGGCATCATAGGAAACCTATTGGTGAGTGGATTAAGAAGCAAAAGCTTGCAGATTATGCGGTCTATGCCACTGCAGGTATGCAGGCACTAGGGACTATGCGCAATGCTGCTCTCGAGGCTGCCCAGTACCATTTGGCCTATACAAGAACCGGGGTATCGGTTGGTCAGTATTATTCTATTGGAGCAGAGAAGTACGGAGAGACTTTCCTTCGTATGGCTAATCAGGCTAAGGATGATTATGCAAGAGCTCTCGGGCAACTTGATGACAAAACTATTCAAGCAATAATGGCTGATTCTCGTATTAAGGGATTGACTCAAGAATTTGGGAAGATATCTAGCGAGGCAAAGAAAACAGCAGAAGCTGCTAATAGGTTAACTAAGGAACAGTTTGTAGAGAACCTCAGAAAAGCACAGGGCCGAGCAGCCGAGGTTGGGCCAGATATTGAGCAAAAGACCTGGCTTGGCTCTAAGGCCGCTGAGCGTTTTGTTAACCAAGATATAGAACAGGCGTGGGGAGTTTTTGAGCAAACAAGAAAAGCCGCACAAAGGGCTAGTGAGGCAGCTGGAGTAATTAGTCCTGAAACAGATGCGGTTTTTTCTAGGATTAAGAACCTAGGGAAAGATTTTAATTTTGAAGATCTTTCAGAAGTAATTCCAAAAAGAGGTTCTGCTGTCAATGCATTTGATGGGATGCGTCACGGAGGACTTGCTGGGGAACTAAGGAAACAAAATACTGATTTTGGTTCAGTTGTAGATTTAGCTAAGGCTGCTAATCGGGCTCAGGAATTATATTTCCGTGGATTCAAGGAAATCTTTAAAAAGAGTGGACTAGACGTTTCTGCGATGGAATTCAGCTCCAGTGTATCGTTACGTGGAGGGGGAACGATGCTCCAGGTGTTTGCTCGCGATCCTGGCGGCAAAACACTTATGCAGGCAGACCGGCTTTTATCCGAAGAGTCTGTAGAACTTTTTTCTGTTTTTCTTGCGAAGGATTTGCGGGGGAAGGGTATCGGTAGGCATTTTTATGATATTGAGCCCAGGCTTCTGCGGCAAGCGGGGTATGAGGCAGGAACTGTTGTCACTTCGCCAGCTGTTATCAATCCAGTTACTGCTAGATGGCAAATGAAGCAATACGGCGCTCAAATTGCTGCGTCAGAAGGGTATAGCGCAGAAAGATCTGCCGAATTAACCCGTCAGATTCTCGAGAAGAAGATAACTCACGAGACAATGCCTATGGCAGGTTTAGCTCTTGAAGGGAAACTGCCTGCTGCTCCTAAATTTTCTTCAACCCAGCCAAAGTGGTCTCAACTAACTGATGTTCCACAGCAGGTTCGAGCTACTGACGTAGATGTAGAATCTGCCATTGCTAATCTTTCTAAGACTCAGGCTGGTTGGAGACAAATGGATGAATCCAGAAAGTTGTTGTCTAATCCTGTCAGGATCAAAGGGCTTAGAAAAAACTTTGCCGTAGATAGAGTGCCAGAGGCAGTTCCTACTCGTGGTTCCGCTTCAAATTCATTTGACGGAATGGGTCATACTGGTCTTGCAAGTCATTCTAGAAAGAAGAATACCGACTTTGGATCTCGATGGAATGCCCTTAAAGGTCTGGTCCGGGCTGGCGAAACATTTGAAAAGATGGTTGCCGGTAGTGAGTTTAAGGCTGCTCTTAGTGCAGCCAAACAGATAAAGCATATTAAGAAAGGTCCTGGTGGCGGGTTCTATTCAGATATTTTTATCATGGAAGGAACCTTCAGAGATCAGCAATTCAAGTTTGTTCGGAAGGTCGGCCACTTAGGAGAGCACGAAGCTAAGGCGCAAATGGCCGGCGCGCACGAAATGCTTCCTGATGTCTATTCTTTCAAGACTACTGCAGGGAAGGCCATAGAGACAGATAGGGTTAGGCTTCAGCAGGGTGTTATGGAGATGGAGTATTTCGAGGGGAAGACCTTATCTGAGCTTCAGGCAGCTAAGGCCATTTCTGGTTCAGAGGTCAACAAGATTAGAGGTCAAGCACAGGAGCTTTATCAGAAAACTGTGCCAGGTTGGCAGAATCCTGACATTCATCCTGGCAACATTATGATGGTTCCTACAGGTCAGAAAGGAACATATAATCTCGGCCTTATAGACCTAGGACTAGCTACTCCTACTGCCTCTACAGGAGCGCGGGTTGCAGAAGCCGCTGCTCGTATAAAAACAGTTGAGCTTCCTCTTCACCCCACAAAGGGTCCACAAAAGCAGGAAAGCTTACTGGAAAGTATGGTGCCTAAGTCTGAAAAGCAGAGAAGGTTATTAGAGAAGGTAGCAAGGCAGAAGGCCCAACAAGCTTTAGCTCAAAAGGCCACACAAAGAGCGACATCAGAAGCCGCTTTGCGTGGTGGAAAAGGACACAAAGCATTTAAAAGTAAAGGATAGTATTGTAGGATAAGGTTATGGGAATACTTGGAACATTAGGAAGGGGAGCCTTTGGTTTAGTCAAAGGAGCAACTACAGGTGGCTTCGCAGCGCGAACTGCTATTGGTGCAGGTATAGGTGGTGTCGCTGGTGCGATTCAGGGTGACTATGCTAATCCGAATGCTCGGATTGAAAGCATAATTAAAGGGGCAGCTCTTGGAGCAACTGTTGGTGGCGCCCTTGGTTTAAATAAGAGTATTGGTCGGATGATGGCTCCTCGAGCACTTCGAAAAAAAGCCGAGTCTGTAATTGGGAAACATGCCTTTGAAAAACAATGGTCTCATGTTCCTGCCTGGGGGAAAGATACGGCCTGGCGAGCTGAGCGCCAATCTGCTTTTCGTGAGGAATTTGCTAAGAAAGCTTCGGCTGAAGCTTGGAAGTATACTCCTACCTCTATGTTAGCTAAAAGCATCTTTAAGAACCCTATGGGTGCTGCCGGAGAAGGGTTTTTGGCCCGAAATAAACGCATAGGTCAAGAGCGACTAAGAAGCTATCTGGGAGATACTCTGGGAGCAGAAACATTTGTTCAAAGTCGTGGTGATATTGCTGCTAGGTATTCTCCTCTTGGTAGAGCTGCGGCTGCTCCTACACAAATGCTGTCTTCTATAGTTAACCATCCTTATCTAGCACTTGGTGGAGTTGGTATTGCAGCAGCGACATATGCTGGGGTAACGTCTCCTGCTTCTCCTACTCTGAGTGGCGATGTTGAGCGCGCACAAAAGGGACTTAATGCTACTACTAAAGTAAACTATAATACTCAGGCCATGGCAGCTCATACTCTCAGGGAGTCTGGAGTTGCCCCTATGGGAGCTATGGGAACAGTTCCACAAATGATGGGACCGATGCAACAAGCGTTTCAAAAGAGTACTTCTGGTGTAGTGCAAGGACTACATAGAGGGAGGCATGGTTAATGGCTAGTGATAGAGGTATCTTTGCTCAGGCAAAAACTGGAGTGCAAAATGCTGGAGGTAAGTTAAGAGATTTTTCAGATCTAGCCAAGGCTGGTGCTCATAATACTGCTGCGGCTTGGCATGGCATGGGAAGAACTGCAGCGGGTGGAGCATTTCGTTCTGGCGTTGCTGAAACTTTTGGATTTGTTTATGGCGGTCCTAACAATAGTGATTATAGGGGTTTTCTTGGAATAAAGGACCACGACTTTAAGGGCAATTTCAGAAAGGCTCGAAATGTTCGTAGAGCTGCAATGAAATGGAAAGCTAGCCCTAACGCCTCTTTTTTACGAAAACAGGCTGTTGGTATGAAATATGCCATGAGGTCTGCTCCTGGTCGAGCTCTAAAGTCTGCGGTGGGTAGTATGGCAGGTAAGGCGATTTTTCCTGCCTTTACAGCTGTTAGTATGTATTCTGCTTACCAAGAAGGCGGTGTTGGTGCTGCACTGAAAGCTGGAGCTACAGAGGCTGCGGTCTGGGGTGGTCTGAAGCTGGCTGGAGCTATAATTGGTTCAACAACCACAGCCGCTATTGGTGGTGTTGCCGCACTGGGGTTTGGCTACCATGCTTTGGGAACAGCAGCTAAATCGTATCGAAAGGGTTTGCAAAATCTTGAGATGGGAGCTCCAGTGAAAGATCCTTATGGAACTACTGCGACCCTCAGAGCTCGTTCGTTGCAGGCGTTGAATAGTTCGGCCGTTAACGGTAGAATGGCAATGGGGAATGAAGCGTTATTGATGCACGATAGCGCTTATAGTCCCGCCTTTGGGAGGTAAGTAAATGATTGCTGCACCACTTTTTAGAGGAGCTTTTTCTCGTGCTATTAGTAATACCGCTAAATCTGCCTGGGCAAATAGTGCGGTGAGAGGAGGTGTGTACGGTGCTGGAGCCGGTGGTCTGTGGGGAGCTATCTCTGATGACACATCTGTTATTGGTGGCGCTCTAATAGGGGCTGGACTCGGTGCTGGTGGAGCTAGATACGGCGGTAGCTTTAAAACCGGAGCACGTTCTTGGTGGAATACTGCGGCTGGACACTATGCTGGTGGATCAAGTGCTAGAACAGTTGCAGGGGCTCTTGGCAGAAGTTTCAAAAGCGGAGCTAGTCGTGCTGTAGATACAATGCGAAGCGATATTGCTTGGGCAGCAGGAAAAGTTGGCTCAATGTGGGAAGGGGGGTTTTCGAGAAGCGCCGTTAATGCAACAATGAATAATGCAAGAACTGCTGCCGCTAGTGCTGGTACTCGGGCAGCTGGCAAAGCCCGCGCCCAGGCAGCTGCATCTTCTGAAACAATTGCAAATACTGTTTGTGATTCAAACCAAGCATGCGCTGGCAGCAAAATAGCCTCTAATGTAACTAATAGCAATTGGCGAAGGAGCTCTGGAAGGCAACGTCGCCGCATGCAGCGCTCGGCAGCAAGAGCTGCATATAATATTCAAGGTGGAGACGCAGGGATGATAAGCAGAGGGTATCTGCAAACCATGGGGCTATAGTAGTCTCGAAAGACCATTATGCCATTAGATCTCAATCAGTGTGACAAAGCGTGCATTAAGTGTATCAAGGGGTACAAAAAGAAGCACAAGCTGGTCGCTGGTCAATCCTTCGATATTTCTTGTGAGGGAATCCCAAGGTTCGGCGAACACATCAATATGCTTGGTTCCATTCCTGCGGACCAACAAAATACTGCTCTAAGTATTCTTGATCCTGTAACATGGGCTGCAGAAACTCTTGACTGGCATTGTCTGGATCCAGATGGATCTGTATGGATGCGAAGAGATCCAGGAGAGTATACTAAGTGGAGAGAGCAGAATCCTGATGCTGACTTACTTGGCAACTCTCGCTACCACCGTCCGTACCAGGCAGACATGCTTAGGTGTTCATCTCAGTTTAAAGCATTCCGCATAGGTAGACAGGCCGGAAAAACAGAGGCGATTGTTGTCTCGATGCTTTACCACATGTTCGTTAAGCCCGGTATCCCGGAGGACGAAGGCTTCAAGATTGTTGTCATCGCTCCATACCAGGCACAAATTGATCTTATCTTTAGTAGGCTAGCTCAGCTAATCAGAAGCAACCCTGTTACCCAAAATTCCCTGCGCCGAAATGTAAAGGCTCCTGTATATACACTCGAGCTGTTCAATGGCTCCAGGGTTATGGGATTCACCGCTGGCACAAAGTCAGGTGGAAATGCAGACTCTGTTCGTGGTCAGCACGCACACATGCTAGTGTTCGATGAGGCTGATTACCTTTCTCCGAAGGATCTCGAGTCTGCTCTGTCGATCATTACCAACCATCCGAATGCTAGTGTATGGATGAGCTCTACTCCATCTGGTAAGCGAGAGAAGTTCTTCCAGGTATGTAGTTCCAAAGAGTGGAAAGAGTTCCACTACACCTCTCGAGTCAACCCAATGTGGGATGACAAGAAGGAAGCGCTATTCAGAAGCACGCTCACTGACCTTGCGTTCCAGCACGAAATTCTTGCTGAGTTTGGAGAGCAGGAGGAGGGTGTGTTCCAGAACGTCCTGGTGCAGCTGGCTAAAGAAACCTATAGCTACGGTGATATTCCTCACATGAATACTTGGACCTACACTATTGGTGTAGATTGGAACGACACCAAGAATGGCACCTGTATCGTAGTGCTGGGCTTTGATCCCAAGAGACAAGTTTTTATTGTGGTAGACCGACATACCGTTTCCAGAGAGGGCTGGACTCAGACGCTTGCTATGCACAAAATTGTCGAGCTCAACAGGATATGGAGGCCCATTACTATCTATATCGACTCTGGCTTTGGTGGCACGCAGTGGGAGATGCTTAGGAAGTTCGGCTATGACTCACTAGCTGATCCGTCGAAGGGACCTGCTCACCCTGATTCTAGATTACGGGAGATTGTGAAGAAGTACGAATTTGGTAGCAGTGTTGAGGTGTATGACCTGTTTACAAAACAACCTATCAAGAAGCCGGCCAAATCGTTCTTGGTTGAGAGTACTGTGCGCAGGTTTGAGGCTCAGGATATCAAATTCTCAGATACTGACGAGGTTCTTGAGGCTCAGCTGCTTGGTTATATCGTAGACCGTGTTACTGCCACCGGTGTCCCTGTCTATAAGGCCAATGACGAGTCTTGTGGAGATCATGTCCTGGATGCATTGATGTGTGCTGTAATTGGCGTTACTATGGAGGTCTCTCCGCTGGGTAAGCCAAAGTACAGCAGTAAGATAACCCTGACGCCTTATTTTGGAGAAAAGGTGGATGCTGATATCTTTAGCGGTGATACAGTGCTTAACCACGAGAATCCTAGACGCAAAGAAGAGAAGGCTCGAGAAAAGGCTAGGCCGAATATGAAGAGAACGGACGGTGTTGAGAAGACCAGTCTTCTTGGGACCGAGAATAGTCTACCCGCACGCAATATGAATGATAGCCAGGTTAGGCCTTGGGACCATCCTGGATTCCTGAGAGATGAGCCAGCGCCTAGGGTACGTACGTTGAGTGAGGCGATCGATGAGGCTTACAAGAGGCAAGGTTTGCGCAGACCTACTAGAAAACCTCGCCGTAAGAATATATAGTGTATCCGAGGTACTATCATGGCTCTGAATATCTACGAAGAAGCTAATCCTAGTTCTGCGTTTAGCAAAGATGCGACATTCTCTAATCCTTTTTCTGTGGCACTAAATGGAGCTTTGGGCGATGTCTATGAACAACGTTTGTACGTTCGTAATGACGATGTTGCTCGAGTCTATACAGATGTTACCGTTACACCTATTGATGGCGGCGATAATATTGTAGATGGAACTAATGGCTTTAGCTGGAAGGTTATTGCCGGTGACCAGAAGCCGCTAGAAGAGCAATGGGATTTACAATCACCTGGAAATAGTGCTAATGTTGGCAATCTAAGTGATACGAATACCTATCTGCCGTTCTGGATTCGCGTCCAGGTTCCAGAGGGAGCCGACGTCACTTCTTATCAGGGCGTGCAACTAGAAATCGAAGCAACAGAATCCTAAGGAGAGCTAGATGGCCAAGAGGCTGGATCAAACAAGTCGAAGCATTCTAGAGTTTCGACCTAACATCGATTTTGTAGAACCAGATATTGAACAAGGCCCTATCCAACCTGTTGTTGATCCAACCAATCCAAAGGATGTCTTGGATAAAGCAGACGAGATTCGCAAGTTGGCTAAGTCTGTGGACACTTTAGCTGCCGCGCTTCAAAATAAAGCAGATTTGCGTGCTAAAGATATGGTCATTAAGCTAGACCCCAATGTGGATGCGCCTGCTATCCAAGCAATGCGCCGAGCTCATCCCGGTTCAGATCCTACAAAAATTACTTATCCTCAATATGCTGCCTGCAAGGATCAGCAGCTCCAGAAGGGTCTAGACCTAGCTAATCAGGGGCTAATTTCTGCTGAGCAAATTGAGAAGGCGAGACAGAACCTAGATACTACTACAGGGTTTGATTCTTTGTTTAATAGTGAAGCTGCCAAGACCGGCGGTTTTCGTCCAGAGCTCAATACAAGGAACCAAATCATCCAGCCCATCAATATGGAGGAGTTTCAGCAAACACTCCTGGAAATGCTGGTTAATTTCTTGTGGAAGAGCTTTATTAAGCCAATCATTCCTCTTCCTGGCCTCCCTGATGAGATCGCAGGGAGCTCAGATCAAGACCCATCTCAGTATGCAAAGAGCATAGATAAGGTTTCAGATAATGCTGTAGATCAGGCTGAGAACTTTCCAAATGCAGATAAGGCCGTTCAGAAGGCGGCTGCAGATGCAGGCAATATGAAGGCCCCACCAGGTCCTACTGAGAACGCCATTAGAGATGCTACCAAGGCAGCCAGTGGAGATATCACTAAGAGTCCTAGAGCGGATGACACAGTTGACCCGTTGGCCCTCCAAGACTGTTTTGTGATTACTTCTACTTTTGAGCGTGGAGCAGCTTATTGTACTACCGAAGAGTCTGTTTTCGCTATGATGCGTCCTTCGCTTAATGGAATTCGAATTATGGCTGGCTCTCAGGAATCTAGATCGCTTGCAATCGATGCAATTAGAGACGGGACTCTTGCAATCGACGTGGATGCTGATGAGCAGACCACTGGAGATGATCCAGGTGTAAACCTCAATGATTCAGCACACAATATTATCGAAGATGCAGGCGGAACAGGAGCAAAGCCGAAGAAGGCCTTAACAGACCATATTAAAGATTGGCTCAAAGACTGTTTCCCTTGCGACTTTAGAATTAACTCGGGGATCGGGTTTGCTGTGCAATTCCAGAACAACCTCGAGGAAGCACTACTCCAGTATCTTCTCTGGTACCAACAGATGCTGGAGCAGGTTAAGGCATTAGCCAATCTCTTTACTTTGAATACCAGGTTTGCTGAGATCTGTGCGATTATTGCGGCTATCAAAGACCTTGTCTGCTTGCCAGATCTTCGTCGTATTATCGCGATTCTCATGCTGTTGTTGATGAAGATTTCGTTCTCAATTAATGGCCTATTTAGTTTTATTCTCAATCTCGTTGCGCCCCTCATTCTTCCGTTCTTATCTGGTATTGTTGATACCTTTGAGAAGTTTCTTATGGCGATCGTAAAGCCTATCGAGTGCATCATCGATAGCTTTGTAAACATGATCGAGAAGTTAAACTATAATGCCATCTTTCAAAAGGGAAACTTGAGAGACCTCGCTGTCAATGTGGGGCCACAAGGCAAAGACGTGAAATCCGAAGGAGTGAAGCTCAAGCTCGAAGCACCTCGTATTAAGCTTAATATGCCCGGTGAGGCACTGGACGTAGACGTTAAGCCTGAGTTCTTGAGCGTTAAGGAACGCCAAGTAGGTGGTGGCAACACCTATAAGGGTGCCGAATGGGGAACTTCGTTTAATTTCCTCGAAGATGCTCCTTTGGTTGGCAGCACTATGGCAGAAGATGAACAGGCTGTTCGTGAAGCAAATGAAGAACTAGAGGCTATTAGGGCCAGAAGATCAGAAGTGGATTTTGAAGACGCAGAGGAGAGGCGAACCTATCTAGCTGAGCTCGAGGCTGCTAGGAAAAAGAGAAATGACGCCGTAGATAAGCAAGATACTGTTCTTCCTCAGCGGCTCAGAGGGTTCTTGGAACAGTTTAAGCGCGACATGCGCTCTAGTATTATTGCTATCTCTAGGTATCTCAGGCAGGCTATTGATGCCGTAACTGCTCTTGTGGCGGCAGTTGTAGGCGAATTTAGAGCTTTGATGGCGGCATGGCTTGGAGACGGAGAGGCTGTTATCGCTCTCCAGTTTGAGAAGCTAGAGATTATCCAGCTCATTTCTATGATGATCTCTTTTGTCGCTTGGATTGTGGGTGGCTTTAAGTGTGACGATCCAACAGAGGATGAACCCAACGCCACCAGCTTCCTTCCCAATAATTCAGAGGCTCGTATGATTCAGGTGAATGATGATGGTTCTGTCACTATTACTGAAAACCCAGCGATTATAGACAAGGCTATTGAGAATCTAGCGGCGACGTATGGTCCTGTTCCTGCTGGTTCAGAGGCTCCTGGAGCCGAAGTGGTTGGAACTCCAGCAGATCGGTCTAGGCAGAGACTGAACTCTCTGGTAGAATTTACAGGCAATCCGACATTGGACACTGAAATTGCTAGAGTTGTCGATGCGATTACTACTCCGGCTACAGAAACATTCAAGTGTCCTCTGCAGACCTCCGTGGCAGAAGCTGAGCGGGTCAATACATGGATGAGAGAGCTGAACGACGCTATATAAGGAGATCAGTCTCTTGAAGATTTTCGGCGTAGAAATATTCAAACGAGGACGGTTCTTGGTTAAGGACGCGGTCCCTGATGTTAAGGCTCCAGTTCCGCAGACTAAAAAGCCAGCTCTGATGCGCCTAGTTAAAGATCCCGTGATGCGGTATCGAACTACGCGCTCAGTTGGTAGAGGTGCCTTCAATCCCGCCGAGTACGACCTAGCTGAAATTGGCCGCATTGAGGATACAGACAGTTATGTAAGGCAGGCCTTCGACAAGAAGGTCGCCCTCATGTTCAAAGAAGGTTGGGATCTTACCGGTAAGAATCTTAAGACTATTCGCTATACCAGGACTCGCTTTGCTCAGATAGCACGAGCATCTGGCATTCCTACCAGGGCCCTCTTTCGCTCTATTGGGTCTAGTCTTATTCGCAAATCAAATGCATTCATTGTCAAAGTACGCAATATAGATGCATCTGGTGGAGAAGTCAGAAGAGAGCCGGGTAAGGCTACTTCTGTGAAGCCAGTAGCTGGGTACTTCCCTGTCCCTGCCGAGACTATGTATTATCAGCTGAATGGGTCTCGGATTACCAAGTGGCGTCAGAAGATGCCTAATGGTGAATATAAAGACTACATGCCTCGAGATGTGATCCACATCTACTACGATCGCAAAGACGGTTTTGTTTTTGGCACACCTACCATAGTTCCCGTTATTGATGACATCAGGGCTCTTCGCAAGATCGAGGAGAACATCGAGATGCTCGTTTATCAGCATCTTTTTCCATTGTTCCAATATAAGGTCGGCACAGATGAGCGCCCAGCGGGTGTCACAGAGGATGGTCAGCTAGAGGTAGATATCGTCAGGAGAGAAATTCAATTCATGCCATCTGAGGGTGGTATCGTTACTCCGGAACGCCACGAGATCAAAGTGATCGGTGCTGAAGGCAGAGCCATCAGGGCTGAGGGATATCTCGAGCACTTCAAGAAGAGGGTACTCTCTGGACTATCGGTCTCTACCGTTGACATGGGTGAAGGCCACACAGCTAACCGTGCTACTGCTGACAATATGTCACGCAACCTAATTGACGCGGTGAAGGATTTCCAGCAGGTGCTGGAGACTTTTATTAACGAGTACTTCATTAATGAGCTTCTTTTGGAGTCCACCTTCGGATCAGATGTTCTAGATGAAGAGAACCTCTGCTATATGAAGTTCAAAGAGATTGACGTGGACGCTCAGATTAAGAAAGAGAATCATTATGCAGACTTGTTTGACAAAGATGTTATAGATCACGACGAGGCCCGCAGAGGAACAGGTCGTGAACCGCTAGAAATTCCAACTCGTGACGAGATTGAGTCCGAAGAAGATACTGCTATAAAGTATCCGCAGTGGCACCGCATGAGATGGAAGCTGTTCAAGGAACCAGAACTTCTTATTCAATCTCTTGACGAACCGTGGTCTGCGGCTGCTCGAGCTACTGCGAAGAATAGTCTTACTGAGCTCAGTCAAAAGGATATAGAAGAAGTAGGGAAAGAGAAGAATAAACAAGAGATTGAGCTGGAGAAGGAACGGTCTAAGGCTAAGGTGGCTGTTGCAAAACAAAAGCCTTCTGGTGGTAAACCAACAAATACTGGGACCAGACCTTCTCGCCCCAAGAAGGTTCAGAATGGCTATTTAAACCAGGCTTATTTAAGGCTTACTCAAGATGTTGTATCTAGAGTTTCTGAAGAACAAAAGTTAGATCATGACTGGGCTGCTCAGATTATTCGAGCTGAGCTTGATACTACTATTCAGAGATTAATCGCAGAACAAGTTATGTCTTTCCGCAGTGGCTACGCTGCGCAGTCAACCATTTCCCCCACATTTGCTAGTCAGGTTACTACGGCCAGAGGAATGTTCTCTGACCGAGCTAATCGTTATGTTACTAGACTAGCTAACCATGTAGTCTCTTCATTGAAGCGAAAGGTAAATAACAACATTGAGCCTGCCGATATCACAAAAACTACCAGGGCTGTTCTTGAGTCGTTCGCCTATCGAACAGACTTTATTGAAGATGTCGAGATTCGAAAGGCCTATAACTTGGGAGCAGCATGGGGGCTAAGAAACCAAGAGATAGACCAGATATATAGTGTTGCCAGAAAAGGGGCTTGTGCCGTATGCAAATCACATCATGCGCAACCCATAGAGCTCGAGTACGTCGGCATGGACGATGTACCTCCTTATCACGCGTCTTGTAGCTGTGCCCTGACACAACATAAAGAGATGACCCAACTGCGGGATGCTACAGTGCAGGATGCGGAGGGCTCGTTGCCTCCTCCTAAGGGAGTGAAGATGAGTGAGGAGCCTGCGGACAAGCCTCTACCTGGCACTAACGGCATAGTAAAATGTCCGAAGTGTGGTAAAACAGCTATTAAGAAGAAAGATACTCCAGACGTCTATAATTGCAGAGCATGCAAGACTTCATTTCGGGTAGTTACTGACGTAGAGGATGCCGCTTCTCAGGTTGGTCCAAGGACTAAGCGAGCAGGTTTTTTGAAATGTGTTGCTAGGGCTAAGGCTAGACTGAGATCTCAGCATCCAGATTGGGACGAGGGTAGGATCGAGATCGCAGCAGAGACTGCATGTGATCATCACCTGCAAGATGAAGAAGAAACCAAAAGTTTGACCGATGGCGAAAAGATGGATCGTTGTGTATCAAAAGTAAAGGCTCGACTCAAGAAGAAGGATCCAGATATGAGTGAGGACAAGCTTACGTCCTCTGCCTTTGCTATCTGTAATAGTCAATTAAAGGGGAAGTAAGGTGAGTGGCAACAAACTAAAATTCCGAGAAGCTGTCCGGTTTTCTCTTACCGATCAGGCCTTGGTAAAGGTCCAGGACGATTATGCTGGTGCCTTTAAGCCCCCTGCAGAGGGAGCTCAACATGAGAGCGGTCTAGGAACTACTGACCAGCAGCAAACATACAATGGTCTGCTAGTACGTATTGCTGCTACTCATGCAGGTATCATTACTCGTAACAATGGATTCTATCTGCCTGATAAGATGAAGAAGGGCGCGGACTCGTTTACAAGTAATTACAGTAAACCCGTACTCCTTCACCATCAAGATAGCAACGACCCGGTGGGTCGTATTGTAGAAGCCCAGTATGTAGATACCTCAGGTATTGTCCAGGACGCTTATAACCTAGCTGAGGGCCTACGTGTCGTTGACAAGATGGGCAAAGAAAAGGGAGTTATTACCGATACCTTGTTAAAGGACTTTGTTGAGGGGAAGATGCCGTTTGGTATGCAGATAGATACAGTCTGTAGTCTTCTCCGAGATAGTGTCCTTGAGGACGCGGGGTACCAGGGTTTGGGTTATATTTCAATTGTAGCCCAGATTTCTCACAGAGATGCGATTGAGAAGCTATTAGACGGTCGTTATTTAACTGGCTCTGTTGGTGCTACTACTGACAAAGCCGTATGTTCAATTTGTCGACAAGACTGGACGGATGCAGGGAAGTGCGAACATAAGCCAGGTGCTATTTATGACGGAGCCAAGTGCTTTATTATTGCTGGTGCTCTTGACTATGATGAGTACTCCTTTGTTAACGTTCCAGCTGATAGACATTCCAAGGTTTTAGAGCTACACTATAACGGCATTCAAGATAGTATTGAAATCGCTGAAGAATATTCGGGCAGAATCTATGAGGTACGTCTGGGATTTCCTCAGTACGATTCTGCTGCTAAGGAGGATGAAGGAATGGCCGAAGAGAAGAAAGATCCCAAGGAAACTAAGGATCAAGAGGCCACCATCAAGGATGAGGTAATTACCGATTCTGAAACTCCTGAGTCAGCTGCAGACAAGAGGACTGAGGAGAACAAGGATACCGAGCCTGAAGTTCAAGATACCACAGATACTCAGGAAGAAGAGGAAGTAATTCAGGACGAGGCCCAGGAAACCGACGTTGAGGACACCGACGTTGAGGACGCCAGTAAGAAGAAGAAGAAGAAGAAAAAGAAGAAGGGTGAATATGAAGAGGGTGACGAGGATATGGATGACTCTGTCAAGCCAGATCCTGTTACTACTTTCATGGACACCACAGAACTTACTGATGAACTCAAAGATCAGTTCTACGATGAGGTGTTCTGGCCAGAGGTCGAAGCTGCATTTGAAGATGGCGAGTTTACTCTAGCACAAGCTGGAATTGCTAAGCTCGAGGAAGCTAAACTTGACTCTGAGAAGAGAAAGAAGCTTGCTAAGTCTACTTTCTGTGGCCCAGATCGTTCATTCCCTGTTCCAGATTGCGCACATGTGACTGCTGCTCGCAGGCTCATTAATCGCTATAAGGGAGAAGGGGACAAGAGCAAGATTCTTGCATGTGTATCACGCAAGGCTAAGGCAATGGGATGCAGCGTATCTTCTGAGAAGAAGAAGGACACTGTTGAAAAGCCTGCCGAAACCGTTCAGGAGGACCAACTCCAGCATGGTCGCGTAATGCATATGGTGATTGCTGCCCTTGAGGAAGCTCAGCATTTCTCACCGGACGCAGTCCTTGATGAAAGCGAAGTTAAGATGCTTCAGAGCATTTTGAAGAGACTGGCAACTATGGTTGGCAAAGATGCATTTTCTAATGCAGCTGTTGCCGAACAGCTAGCCTCAAACCCAGAATGTGAGCAAGCTCTTACTGACGAAGTGGTCAAACTAGAGGATACAGTTGGTGATCTGAGAGACCAACTGGACGCACTCCGAAAGGAGTACTCAAGTCTATTCTCAGATATGGAGATACTGCAAGATACTCTTACTGAGGCAACTGCCGCCAACAGAGCTTTTAAGGAAGAAAAGCTGTCTATGCTTAGAAGTCTCAGAGATGGCAAGGCCGAAGAAGAAGAAAACTTTACTGAGATGTCGGACTCAGACCTGCAAGCTGAGATCGACTCAGTGTTGAAGCAAGTTGACATGACTAAGATTGTTGATAAGCTTGGTGATGGAATGGCTAGGGAGCCACAGGGAACTGTGGATGGTCCCGAAATCATTCAGGACGATGGCGAAACCCAGAAGAGTTCTGTTTCTAATCTCGCAACTCCCGACGAACTGGTAAGGATTCAGGAGCATGTTCAAAAGCTTCTGTTTACCCCAGGTGGGCGCGAGAAGGCAGGAGCCTACGTCAGGCGTCTACAGGCGGAAGGAAAACTTCCGCTAGACAGCGAGACTAATTAAGGAGGAAGCATCAGATGGCTTTCGATAGTCTGGGAAGATATAACCCGCAGCACAAGGCATGGGATCATGTAGGAAACATTATCCCTGTCGTTGAGCATTCTGAGGGTATCCGACCACACGGCGAATTCAGGCCAGCGCCATGGCTTCCGGTCCAGTTCTACGATAAGTTTTTCGAAGACTGGTTTGTTGCAATGCCAGGAAAGATCTTGGCTTTCGACAATAACGGACACCTGGTTCCAGCTCAGTATGGAGTTGGCACTCCGACCATTACTTACACAGCTCAAGATGTTGAGGCTGGCGTAATTGATGTTCGTACTGGCGCACCCCTGTTGACCGCTGGAATTGGTACTTTTAACGTTTCGGCAGTAACTGCCTTTATGGGTCAGACTGGCGTAGCGCTGGCAGTATCCAAGCCTTGTGGCGTTGCCCCATATGCCTTTTGGCAGTGGGCTGGTGATGCAAGCGAGTATGATGATGGCTTCAACCCATCCGGGCTACGTCGTCACAACTACAGCCTGCAGCACCGAACTGCCATGCTTTGCGACTATGTTCTAGAGCTACCTTTGGTCCCAGCGACTGAGACCACTCCGGAGGCTCTTACACAGGCTAGCAATGCAGATAACGTCTCTACAATGACTGCAGTAACTAATAAGCCAGTTGCTAAGAACACTGTTCGTACCCCAATTACCTTCTCTGAAGGTGTGGGTGCACCTGGCGATGTAGCAACCAAGTTTGCAGTAGAGAAGGATGCAGCAGCAGATGTTGTTGCTGCAGGTGACTGGCACATTGATCTCGTTACTGGCGTTATCACTGTGTACAGCACAGGTGCAATTGGCGCTACTGACTATGAGGTAGTTTATAGTCATTACGCATCAGCACCAGCATCAGTATCTAAGTTTGCCTCAGCTGTAGGTAATCTAGTTGCTGGTGACTTCGTCAAGTGTGACGCTAACTCTAACTACGAGGTTGCAACCTCTGAAGACTTCAAAGACATTGTCGGACAGGTCATCGAGGTTGAGGACGTCTGGGGTAAGGACGCACTAGACAGAGTACGTACTGCTTATCCATCTCTCAGCACCAGCGCTGCTGGTTCTCTGCCTGGTTATGCCGGTCAGATGGATCAAATGCCAGGTTCTGCGAATGGCGGTGTGAGTGACAAGATTCACTTCGCCGGAGCAGCGAATCTAGTTGTAAGGATCAACCTGATCTCGAGATAAGGCAAGGAGGTAACCGATAAATGTCTCTCGAAATTAAAGATGCCAAACAACTCGAATATCTGTGGAAGAATAACGGAAGATTCGAGGATGGCCAGTTTTCAATCGAGGACGCCCTCTCGGTACCCAATGCGCCCATGCTAATGCCTAAGGTGATTTCTAACATCGTGAAGGAAGCTGTAGAGCCCCTTCTAGTTGGAACTAGCCTGCTCCAGAGAATTAATTATTCTTATGGACAGACTATCACTTTCCCGGCAGTGGGATCTCTGGTAGCAGCAGATATTGCTGAAGGAATGGAATACCCAGAGCGTAGCTTGCAGATGGGTGGAGCAACAGTGACAGCGAGCATCGGAAAGTCTGGTATTGCCGTTAAGGTAACAGACGAGATGATCCGATATTCGCAGTTTGATGTCATTGGTATGCATCTACGTGCTGCAGGTCGTGCATTGGCCCGTCATAAGGAGATGAAAATCTTCGACTATATTAGAAGTATGGGCGTTCCGGTATTTGACAATGTGAATCCAACTAAGTCGTTCAAGGGTGTAACCACTGGACGTAACTTGGCTGGTGCGGGAAATGGTTCTGTAACCATGGATGATATTTTTGATGCATATGCACAAATCATCACACAGGGCTTCTTCCCTAACACACTGTTGATGCACCCTCTCACTTGGACTATGTTCGTGAAGGACGCAACCCTACGCTATTTTGTTCTGCAAAATGGTGGAGGAACCTTCTTTGCGACTTGGACAGGTAATCCTGCAGGACGTGCTCCTTGGGATAACAGTTCTCAGGGTGGACTAGGTGTTTCTGGTGGACAGTTGATTACTCCTCCGAACTCAGCTTCGGGCGACCAACCGTCTCCACTAACAGATCATCCACAGACCCTGAACTCTGGTCCTCAGTTGCCAGGCTACATGAACATTCCATTCCGTATCATTGTTAGCCCATTTGTACCATACGACCCACGTCGTAAGCTTACTGACATCTACATGTTTGATTCAAGCGAGCTTGGTGTTCTCATCGTTGATGAGGATGTCATGACCGAAGAGTTTGATGACCCACGCGTAGATATCCGTAAGATCAAGCTGCGTGAGCGCTATGGTATCGGCATTCTGAATGAAGGAAAGGCAATTGCCGTTCTGAAGAACGTACATGTTGTACCGAACGAGGTGGTACTCCCAGCACGTGCAAGTATTGGCGTAAGTGGTAGCATTGCAGCAATCGACCCAACATCTAGCGTTCTTGGCTAATCCTAGCGGATTAGAAGGCAAGTTAGTATAATGGAAGGGGAGGGCAACCTCCCCTTCTTTTTATCAGGAAAGGACGAAACATGAATATCCAAGTAGCACTAGCAAACAGAGATAGACAATCAATGCTGTTTTTAGGTGAGCCCTTGAACTTCACCTATGATACTCCAGGTCCTGTAGAGGTAGATCTGGACCAGCTAACTCCCACACAAAAGAATCAGCTCATGTATAACTGCAGAATCGGAGCTCTGGCCGTTTCTGACAAAGAAGCGCTTCTAGAGGCCTGTTCAGCTCTTCCAGCTGCTTCTCCCACATTTACTACAGGGCACGAGCAGCCTGTGGCTCAGACAGCTCCAAAAGATGCTGTGGACGATGCCAAGGAAGAGCTAAATAAGCTAAAAGAGCTTTTGGATGCCCACCATTCTACCGTAAAGAAGAATGTGGGGCTTCTAAGGCCAGCTCAAGTACGACAGCTATTGGAGCTCGAGCAAGCAGGGAAAAAGAGAAAGTCTGTACTGAAGGTTCTTCAGGAGATTGTATCTAAGCATTCTGATAGTGTGACTAGCCAGTTTGTTCAAGGCGGTGATCTTATGGACGCGCCCAGGAATCAGGTTTTTCAGGAAGATTCCGGAGCGCGTTCGACACAAATCACTGACGTGGTAGAATCAGATGAAAAAGAAGTAACCCTAATTCCATCTGATGAGGAACTAAAAGTAGCCGATGTCTAATCTAGTTGATATCATTGATGATCACTTTCCGCCTGTTGACGGGGTTAATATTCCTCTGGGTAGTCAAATTACGATTACCTTTAGTACAGAGATGGACACTGATCGTCTCCAGGAAGATTTTTTTGTTGAGGGACCCGATACGGATCAATTCGTTGGTCCGGGGCAAGCTGAGCTTAAATTTCCCCAGAACATTTCTCAGGGCGATCTAGACGACTTCTTGAGATCTCCAGGATATACAGGAATCGTAGAAGGCACCTTTGAGTTTGAAACAGTCTCAGGAGTCAGTACTAAGCTAATATTTACTCCCTCAAGACCTCTTGCTCCGACACATGACTATAAGGTCCACATTTCGGACACATTGGATGCCAATGGCAACGATGTTACCGGTATGGTTTTTTGGGGATTTCAGACAGGAACTGGCTCTATTGAGGAGCTTCCAAGCACTATTTCGACTTCTGTTCTTGCTGCTGCCCCGCAGGCACGAGCCCTAGCTACAGATCTTTCTGCGCTACAGGTAGTTGGAACTACCCCCAGTGATCACGATATCGAGCAGCCTACTGACCTAGCTGAGATTGTTGTAGAGTTTAATAAAGATATAGACCCAGCTTCCGTAGATGCTGATAGCATTGTTGTCCAAGCTCTACCAGCTACAGATCATCCAAAGGCTGATGTTAGCGCAGCAGGAGATCTAGCTAAGAGTGTAGAGGTGGTCGGCAATAAGCTAAAAATCAAGATCTAAGGAGGCTATAATGGCTGGACCTACCAACACTCGGCAGATTGGCCAAGCTTGTCGAATTTATAAAAATGCCGACGCTAAGGTAATTGCGATGGATGCAATTGCAGTTAATGTAGATACTCGTCGCATCACTATGGATACTTTCCATCATTCTGCCTCTATGAAATATCATCGTACCTTGTTCCATTTGGGCGTAGGAGATAGAACTGTAGCTTTGATCCAAATGATTGGAGACTATACGGATCTTTCAGAAGATTCTGGGAATTATCTAACTGCCACATGGGATAGTGCCGATAACACAAATGACATTAAGATTACCTTTAATACTTTGGCTAAATTAGGTGACACAGTCTAATGGCTATTAGCTGCAATGATATCCGAGACTGGATGATTATTTGTGAACTCTTGGGAGGATGTGGTTCTCAGGGCGGGACTGGAGATAATCTCATAGTTGATGGCGGAATGTTGTGGGTGTATGATGAAGTTCGTGGTAAGTGGCTGAGCTCAAGTCGAATTACTGCCATTTCTGGTCGCAAAGGTCGAGTAAAGAACGGATATCTTAGATTAATTGATGGTCAGACAAGCAATTTGACTGGCTATAGGATGACTCGAGCAGGTGTGCTTACCTCTTTGTCAGCCCAAACTAGAACCGATGAAACCTGGATATTAAGAGTGCGGAACAATGGAACAGATGTTACTAGCCTGAATGTTGTAGCAGCTTCAGGTGCACACAATAGATCCTTAAATATTAACGTAGAGGAAGGAGATCTGATTGAGTTTTATGCAGATACAACTGCCTTTCTTGGGATCAGAGATCCTTTCGTATGGGCAGAGATTGCATGGAGGAATGATAGTCTTTAAAGGAGGTTAGTATTTAATGGCTGATCTATTGTATGTACGCGGTGCCTCTGCTGATGTTGCTGTCGATGATCTAGGCATAACTGTTGCCCAGGGCCCTTCTTGGACCCAGCTGATGGCTTCGTCTCCGGGCGATGCCGATGGTAGTTCTGGTCAGTTTACAGCGCGAGAGATCCGCGATTCTGCCGATCTAACCGCAGCTATTACTGGTGGAAGTCTCGAGTGGTCGAGGGATGGAGCGGTTGCCGAGTCAGGTGGCGACTATGTTGCAGACTATGTCCTCTTGCAGGATTTCACTGACGATATATTTGATATGTCAAATGGAGGACTTGTTCTTCCGCAGGACACCTCTCTTCCAGCCAGTGGAGTTAGCGGTCAAGCGTTCTGGGATACAGATGATACAAATCTGTATATTTGGGACGGATCACAATGGCAGACAATTGCTGTTGGTGAACAGGATCATGGTGACTTGAGTGGTCTCGACGATGACGATCACCCACAGTATCTGCTTCTAGATGGTGATGGTACCAGAAATACTGTTTCTGGTGTCATTGATATGAGCAGCGGCGATGAGTTCATTTTGCCTCAGTCTACTGATGTATCATTGAACCTAACCGGTCACGAAGGTGCTCTAGCCTGGGATACAGATGACGAAGTTTTGTATGCTCATGACGGCACACAGTGGTTTGCAATTGCTCCTGCTTCAGGAATTATTACCGACCACGGTGGTCTTACTGGTTTAGGTGACGATGACCATACGCAGTACTTGAATGAGACTCGTCACGATGCCTTGCCAGCCGATAACCCACATAGTGTGACGTTCACGCAGGCTGTAAGTGCTGATACTGGGACAGATATCACTGCTGCCGAAGCAGAGACTCTGACAGATGGTAGTAATGCAGACCTACTTCACGTTCATGATTATGCACCTTCTGTTCATACTCATGACCACGGAGCAGACCTTACAGGCCTAGAGGATGACGACCATCCGCAGTACACCGAATGGAACGACACTGAAACAGTTTCAGGTCTATGGACCTTTGATGGTCCTGCTGATTCTCCATCTTTTGTTCTTGATCCGGAGACAAGTGCTCCTTCTTCGAACCTAACTGATGGTGCTATCAGCTACATCAATGATGTTCTCTATGTTTACGATGGTACTCGAGGAAAGTGGCTATCTGTAGACAGAGTGAGCTATACTGCGGCGAGAAATAAGCGTAATTCGTCAAATATCTATATGCGTGTATCTGATGGTGTTCCAACCAGTGTTACTGGAATCAGGATGTTGAGAGACGGAACTATTACTGGTATCTTCGCACAAACCGAAGGAGCCGAAAGTTGGACCTTTGAGGTGAGGCGAGCTGGTTCTGTTATCGCATCTCTGGTTATCAGTGCTGCAACTGGTGGACAGGATACAACCATTGACGTAGATGTAAGCCAAGGTGACGAAATCCAGTTCTATTGCAATGGAACTGGCATTGCCTATCCGGTGGGTGGCATTGAAGTTGCTTGGCGAGAATAATAAATAGGTAGAGGGCGGTTAATCCCGCCCCTACTTACAAAGAGGACTTATGGCACTCAGAGTAACTACAACTGGATCTGACGTAGTTCTGGACGACTTGGGGATTACCGTTGTCCATCCAACCAATAATCGTGATCTCCGCTTAGAGTTTACTTCTATTGAGCTCAGAGACTCTGCTAACCTTACTGACGCAATCCAACTAGGAGATCTGTTGGTAGATGATGGGACCTATCCTATAGCTGCAGAAGATTATGACCCTGATGAGATGCTTCTCCAGGAACTGAACGTAACGTCTGATCAGAAAAATACAAGCAAAAACGAACTCTTGTCTGCTGGAGATATAGCCATTGTAGATGGTGAATTTCCTATTGATCTAAATAGTACAGCAGCTTCTACCCGTAATATTTATTCTCTTGATGGCAAATGGATTACTTGGGGACTTGAAGCGGGCGATATTGTCGAGGTTGCGGGGAACGCAGCAGCAGGAACTTACACAGTAGAGTCCGTGACAGATCAGCAGAACTTCGTTGTAGCTGAAGGTGTTTTAGATAGCACTGGTGGGACAGTCACGATTTATCATCCCTCAGCTTCTACTAAAATCGGCGTGGATAGTTCTAGCCTAAACTATAGCTCTTCCAGTACGCTACAAGAGGTGCTGGAGGACTTGAATAATGTAGCAAGCTTTCAACCTAACAGGATGATTATGGAAACCGACGGAAAGCTGGTATATATTGGAGATGGCGATATCTGTCTGACAGAGATATATATCCCATAAGGAGTTAGTAATGGCCCTTCACAAGACTCTACCTATTACTGAACTACATAGGATACAGTCATTATCTTATGCCAATCAGTCTGCTCGAGAAGGGGCCTCTGGCCTTACTGCAGACGACGTAGGTCGAGTGGCTATCCAAACTGACGATAGTAGCTTTTATGTATTGGCTGATCACTCTCCCGTTACTTGGGTGCAAATTACTGGTTCTGACCTAGATGATACAGACGATCTGCCAGAAGGGTCAACTAATCTGTATTATACAGAGGCGCGTGTATCTGCAAATAGCGACGTTGCGGCTAATACAGCTAAGGTTAGTGCGGACGGTTCAGTTACTACGCATAACGACGTTACTAGTGCGGGATCAGGGCAGATCATCACCTCGGCCGAGCGGTCGAATATCGGTCTCAATACAACACACCGAGGCTTAACCAATAACCCTCATAGTACAGACGTGGGAAACTTGGGCTCTGGCACTCTAGCTGAGCTCAATGCTGCAATCACTGATGCTACTCTTGATGATTCTAGTGATCCTAGAGATCCCAATGCTCATACCCATACCAAGTCTGAAGTCACAGATCTTTTTGATGAATATGGTTCTGACGAGACCTCTTCTACTTCAACTGCTGCTGGATTTGAACAGGCCTATAGGTTTACCACTTCATCTTTGACTGCAGACACTTATGAGATTAGTTGGTATTGTGAGGCCAAGAACGATACTTTGAATGGAATTACTCGAGTACGTGTCCAGTTAGACGACACAACTGATCTCGGATTTGCGGATATTGCAATTACCGTGAATACGACAGTAGACTTTCCTATGGCAGGTAGTATCCAGGTAGCTCTTGGTGCTGGTACGCACACAATAGATATAGATTTCTATCCGTTTACCGGCACCACCGCCGAAGTTAGACGCAAGAGAGTCGCTGTGAGGAGAATCTAATGCCGACTATCAGCTATACAATATCTTCAGACTTTACATCCCTGGTGGGAGACGATCCATATCTCAAAGAACTAGAGGAAGAGATTCGTGCCTCCTCAGAGAGTGGGCTAGTTAGCAAGTTTCTCTATACAGAGCTGACTCCACCTGCTTCTCCGACTACCTGTGTGGTCTATGTTTCGTCCGCTCTTTCTGGAGCCGAGGATACGGAGCTCGATTCTATTATTGCAGCACATGAGGGATATGTAACAATTCCCAATCCTCCAGGACCTCCAGGTGAACCGAGTGGCGTCGCCCAGCTCGACGAGAACGGTGAGGTCCCAGCAGAGCAGATATCAGAGGCGAGTGTCACGCAGCACGAGAGCGCCATCGACCACGACAACATCGCCAACAACGGGACCAACACGCACGCTCAGATCGATTCCCACGTTGGAAGCTCCAGCAACCCTCATGGTGTGACCGCAGCTCAGGCTGGGGCCGATCCATCCGGGACAGCGGCCTCTGCGGTTTCAAGCCACGAGGCGGCGGGTGACCCCCACAGCCAGTACCAGAAGGAGTCCGAGAAAGGGCAGGCGAACGGGTACGCGAGTCTTGATGGAGATGGTTTGGTTCCCGAGGACCAGCTCCCCGAAGGAACAGGTGGCGGTCCTCTCGTCAAGATGTTCCAGGGCGTCGATGTCACCGGAAACATGCAGGTCACCAACACCGCGCAGGTCATCCCGTTGACCTTCGAGACCATCAAGGATGACTACTACGCTCATTCGACAACGGTGAACCCCGGCGAGATCGAGATCTTGGAGGAAGGCTGGTACCGCATCGTAGCCACCCTCTGCGTTGCTACGTTCGGGTCTGACGGAGGTACGCGAGGAAACCCGCAGCTCCACATCGACATCGATACCGGGTCTGGGTTCGTACAGCAGCCAGATAACCTTGGGGGCTATATCCGGGAGGACGGCTCTGAGTCGCTGTCTTGCACGATCACAGGCATCGGGATTTTCTACTTCGAGGAGGGGGACAAGTTCCGGCTCACCGTAGTGGACTCTGTCACCAATGAACCCGACGAGCAGACGGTCCCCTACAGCTCACGCTGCCTGGTGGAGTACATTGACCGGACTGGCGCGGCCTCTGGAGTCGTCAACAACCTGAAGGACATCGGCGACGTCAACGCACCAGCTCCTTCGGATGGTCAGGCTCTCGTCTTCGACAATGCCACCAGCAAGTGGGTGGCGGGTGATGTCGGAAGCTCTGGCCTCGGAGACCTCGAAGAGGTAATTGTCTCCTCCGAGCGAAGCACGTCCAGTACAAGTTGGACGGACGTGTCCAGTGTTTCGATCACGTTCACACCAGCAGCTGGTGAGCGAGTCCTCGTCCATGCTCAAGGGGTCGTTCAGAGTTCAGGCTCCGCTGGCACGCGCGCCGAAGTGGACATCGCACAGAACAACAGCGGCTCCTTCGTGCTGTTGGGCGGTACCCGTGGCTCTCTATGGATCGAGTCTTTCAACTCTGCTCAGGACTGGCCTTGGAGCATTACTCGGGTCATTGAGTTCAACAACGCGGTCTCGACCACCATCAAGCTCCAGTTCCGTTCGAGTGATGGTGCCGAGACTGTCGGGATGCTTGGTCAGCTCACCCCAATCGTCCTGCAAGTTCTTCGAGGAGTATAAATAATGGCAGTATCTAAATATTCTTTTTCTGTTTCAACTGACTTTCCGAACCAAAAAGCTAATATTGCTGGTTTGATTAAGGAGATCCAGGCTTCTTCTATTGTCACTGCGATTGATCATATTGATCTAAATGGTGACGACTGTGATGTTTGGTTCAAAGCTGAGCTTTCAGCTGGAGATGAAACTACTCTTGGAACAGTGGTGGTAGCTCATACTGGAGAGCTTGTTTCAACTCCAAAGACCGATGAGGGCGTCCAGTATGTAACAATTCTTCCAGGCAAAAGTGGAAGAATGTTGCTTATTGAAGGTCTCCAGTTTGATGCACCTGCTGACGCAGACACAAACGGAGACCTTGTCTTATCTGAGACCCGAGAGATTCAGGGCGCGGTTGTTGAGGTAGCTAATGCTGAAAAGGGAGACTATGTTGAGCTTCAAGTCGTAGCTCCAGATGGACCTCCATATGAGGGAGCTGTAGTGGGACAATTTGCCATTACAGTCTACATCCCACCGAGCGGCAAGATCGACCCCATTGTATCTGAGAGTACAGCTTCATTCCCAGCCGGGTTCAAATTCAGGCTCAAGTATCATGCTGTTGCCGGAGGATCTACTCGAGAGGTCTATGTTGCGTTTAGAATGAGGCATGATGTCTAATTTTAAGGCTATAGCAGACAATATCAGAACTGCTGATATTCTGTTAGTTAGAATGAAGGACACTTTGTTTGCTGCTCAGGGATTTTGGGAGCATGCCTATATTTGGAATGGAAAGAAGCTGGTCGGGGTACACGGAGAATGGAAACTAACTGGAATTATGAAGGATCCCGCAGATGTGGGCCTGTTCAGAGTCGTGTATAATTTGGATGAGGAAGAAAAGAAAGTGCTACATAAAGCTCTTAGGTATTGCGCTTTCTTTCGTCAATGGTGGCCGGCTAGGCTCTGGAGATGGTTAACTGGAAAAGATAAGGTATTTACTAATTCTGAGTTAATCGCTAGAGCTTTCAATAAGATAGATCGCAGATTCAACGATAATCCTGTTTGTGAGATGACACCCTCGGATTTTGATAAAAGCGGGATTACTGTTAGAATTGCTTAACACAAGCTATAATCCCATCAGGAGGTAGGACCAGTGGCCACAAGAGGAGTACGCGCAGGCGAGACAATTGGACTGAGAGCACGGTTCAAGGATGATCTTGGCGAAAATGCTGAGGCTTCTGATGTCTATGTCCATATCTTTGATCCTACTGTAGAAGACTACGAAGACCTTAATAATGCTGAGGTAGTTTCTGGTGTAGCAAACTATTTGGGCGAGGGAATCTTTGAGTATATTTTTACTCCTCCTGATATTGATGGCATTTGGCATGACTTCTGGGAGGGAGAGCTGACCAGCCAAACCCTTTCTGGTCACTTTACTTTTGAGGTATCAGCCTCAGGACTTATCAATTCACTAACTTCTCAATTAGCCGATAACAATGTCGTCCATGTAGAGATTCCTTCGGGCATACAGCCTGTTACAGGTTCAGCCCTCGAGAGTCCCTATGAGTTTGACTTCATGACCATAATCGACCCTGGCTACTCTAATGTACGCAAGGTGCGCCTAGAGATCGGTGCTTTTGTTAGCAATCTCTTTGATGACGTTATTCAGACTGCTATTCTTGAGGCATCTCTAGAAACTGATGTCATTACATTCTACACCGTAGACCAACAAACCGATGTATATCAGCATGCCAGACGGGAATATGTCACCTGTATGGCATCCGCTATCATGCTCAATAACATTGCGGCCGGTAGTCTTCGGAGCAAGACTCTAGCTGATCTTAGCGTAGAATACGACTCTTCGGCTCTACATAAGAACCTGGATAGGCTAAGAGAATGCATGGCTCGGTGGGAACCACAAGTTATTGCAGGAGGTCTAGCCAAAAAGATTACCCAGCCTAAGGGCGTAATCAAAGGTGAGTATGACCCAGATAGGCCTATCTTTAGTAGGCTCTGGCAGTCTCTAGATGACGGGACGGTATCTAGACGGATACCAGCTGCTAATACTCGAGAACGCCCTCCCTTCAAGCGCAGGTACAAGACTACCTATAAAAAGAGGTACTGGTAATGGGTCTTTGGGATCGTAGATCTACTCCCGATAGAACCTTCGGTCCTACAGCTAGGACTGAGCCCGATATGCGCCAGGAGCTCAATAATATGTTCGATGGGACCTGGCAGGAAATTCCCAAGAAACAACCTGCACTTCTCCGAAAAATGAGAAGAGATGATAATGGCAATAAGATCGCCTGTCCGTGTGTCGATAGCCTTACAGGAGAAGCAGACGTAGATACATTTTGTCCTATTTGCCATGGAGAAAGGTGGATCTGGGACGAGATATGGGTAGACGTGTATATGGTTGAGCTCGGCAGTGATGTTGGCAAGGCTATTAGGGAGCAGCTAATTGCTCCTGGACACATGAATATCCCGCTCATGGTTTTTTACATGCGCTCGAGTGTAGAAATTACAAAAGATGATAAGGTAGTAGAGGTAGTTAGAGATGAGGCTGGCGATCCTGTTCTTCCTTACCGGAGATATAGGCTTTATCGTATCAATGCCCATATTGATTTGAGGGCAGATAATGGTAAACTTGAGTACTGGAAGCTTGATTGTTATGTCGAAGAACGTAAGTTTCTCAACGGGGTGGAAGGCTAACAATGTCAACGCTTCAGGATATATTGAGTGAGGATCAGGTCAAAGAAGAATCTCGGATCAAGGTGCATCGGCAGTACACTGAAATCGTTTCCGAAATTCGTGGCTCACATCCTGGCTTAGATAGATCCAAAACGCTTGGTAAGGCTAAATCTCTTCTGGAATTCTACGACTTAGTAGACCAAGCGATAGAGATGTATGAGACTAGAGCCAGTATTCCTGAGCAGTATCGGGTTAATTTCACTCAAGAAGAACCTGATTTTGCTTCAGAAACAGAAACGATAACCTTTAGTTTAGTAAAGAGAGAGCCTGGTGCGTTTAGCCAGGGTGCGCCGTTTCAGGGTGACATAAGAAACTTAAGACCAATTTTTAGAGAAGAAGGAGAAGACCCTGAGAATCCCGGATATCGGCAGATCACCACTGGTTACTTGTATGACAATATTGTTCGGTTCACTTGTTGGGCTAGAACTAATAAGGTCGCTAACCAGCGGGCTCAATGGTTTGAAGATTTGATGGAGGAGTATGTTTGGTGGTTCACCATGCAGGGGTGCCAGCGAGCAATTTATTATGGGCAAGAAAAAGATGTCGTTACAGTGGTTAACGAAAACAAATGGTACGGACGCCCGATTAACTTCTTCGTGAGAACTGAGAAACTGAGAGTTTTGAAGGAAAAGACACTAGAGGAAATCTATATAAAACTGGCTGTTGAAAGAGAGTAGAAGCCTGTAAGGAGGATCCGTAAATGGCTCATGATTACCTGCCAGGAATCTTCAAGGAAGAACAGGACGGCAATCTAACTATTTTGCCTGTCAACAACAATCCTGTTGTTCTGGTAATTGGTACAGCTAGTCAGGGTGATTCTGCTGTTGTACACTCAGTTGACCGCGTAGCGGACTCAGCTCGTGAGTATGGCAAAGATGGAACTCTAACTAGGGGACTATATGAAGCCTCTACCGCAGGTGCCCTCAATCTAAGACTTTATAGGATCGGGGCTACTCCAGCTACCCTAGAAACTGACTTCGGTGCAACCATCGAAACAGTCTCAAGGGATGATTCGGCTGGAGAAGACTACCTGATCTTTTGGGATGACTCGGCGCTACGCCTACGTTTGTGGCGTGTAGTGGATGAGGAGCTCGTGTATGACAACGATCCATCGACCCCTGATAACAGGGTAGATCTGGGTGAGGTTGTTGTTACAGGAACTCTAGCAACCAATGGAGGAGCAGATTGGGGAGACCTCGCAGGTGGTAGCGGTGAAAAGACTCTAGCTGATCTTGACGGAGAAGCTGGATTTACTTACACCGCAGGCACAGATGGTCTGAACCTATCCAGAATGAAGATGTACGAGGAGCTTTTCAGTGCGTATCAGCTGCTCGAGGATCAAGAACTGGATGTAGTTCTTCCAATGAATGTGTACCTGGATGATCTTAACGTCATGGATATGAGCGAAGCGACTGTGTCAGGCCTTGGCCTGACTAGCCTTTCTGATTATCCAACTGCTGGTTCTGCTACTGACGTTTTGGGTAAGGTCTATGTAGAAGAGGTGGATGGCGAGAATTTGTTCTGGTGGTGGTTCCCATCACAGCCAAATGCTTCCAGCCCAACCTTTACTGCTGCACAGATTTACCCATCTGGTTATGATGCAGACAAGAAGGCAGATGGAACTACAGATCTGGCTGCTTCTGACTTCCATGAAGTTAACTTTGCATACCAGTTGGCAAACTTCTGCTGGACACAATCTAGAGATAACACCGACATGACTGGTGTCATTGGTGTACTTCCACCAACTTCCTTTACTTTGAAGGATATGGCACGTTGGGTTGGTCAGCTTCCAGAATTCGAAACAGATAGCAACGGCAATAGAGTCGTTGCTACTGGCGGAAATGGAACCGGTCTTCTCGGCAACAAGTTTATGTCAGGTCGCCTCTCTAGTGGTGGTGACTCTGGAACACCAGGCCTAGCTATCAACGGTGTTGATGGTTTGGCAAATGGTGGTTTCATTGCAACAGATACCAACTGGCTAGATGGAACACACATTAAGGATCTGAATGATGCTCTTATCGATATCGGTAAGTACATTAGCGTAGTGGCAACCTACCCTGTTATGTCTAATCCAAGCAGAGTATCTGCCTATACCGCTACTGGAGCATCTACATATGGTGGTTTTTATTCCGGGCTAGATGTTGACTCAGCACCGACCAACAAACTACTCGGACATATCCGACTCCCAGCTCGCATCAATACGTCTAAGCTAGACATGCTTGCTGGACAGCGTTACGTCACATTCCACTCAAAGCCAAAGGGCATTGTTATTAGCGATGGACCAACAGCAGCGAGACCGAATAGTGACTATACGCGTCTGTCCACAGTGCGTCAGGTTAAGGCAACTGTTGATGAGATCAGGCGAGTAGGAGAACCATTCCTAGGTGAGAGTATGTCAGGTGCCCAGACAGCTGCGCTAGACACAGCTGTTGACCAGGCAATGTCTAATTTGGTGAGACTTGGTGTGATTCAGAGGTACGAGTACCAACTGATTATCACTCCGCAGATGAAAGTTTTGGGTCAGGCAATTATCGAACTTAAGATAGTACCAGCGTTCGAGCTACGGCAGATTACTGTCCAAGTAGCTCTGGCGGCGGTATAAGGAGGAACCGTTAAATGGCTAGTCTTGCACGTTCATATAACAGCTTTTCTGGTGTTGACATCAAGGCTGTTCTTGCAAATAAGCCTATTGCAGAGATTCAGGCTATTTCTTACAGTATTACTCGTGAGAAGGCCCCTCTGTATACGATGGGTTCCGCAGATCCTCGCTCCTTCTCAAGAGGCAAGCGTGGTATTGCAGGTACCCTCATCTTCCTAGTGTTCGATAGACATGCCATGCTCGGAGCGTTCGGAATTTATTCAGACAATCCAACTAAGTTTATGTCGGATGTTGATGACTTTAGACCGAACGTAAACTTCACCGATCCAACCACTGTTCAGCCTTTGCAAACAGTAGCTGGCGATGAAGCTACTTCTGCTCTCATCGAGAGTCCCCTAACCGGTACTGTCGATGCTGACCAGACCGTTGTGGCCCCATGGTTCTCTGACCAAATCTTGCCATTTGATATTACTCTAGCTGCAGCGAACGAGTATGGCTCATTCGCCGTGATGAGAATCTACGGTGTTGAGCTTTTGAATGAAGGTTACGGTGTATCGATTGACGATATCGTCTCTGAGATGCAACACACCTACATTGCTCGTACGCTAGTTGGATGGCATCCTGTGGTTAGTCCTAAGACTGACCAATTGTTCCAAACATAATAATAAGAACGGGGAGGAGCAATCCTCCCCTTCTTTTAAGGAGATAAGATGGGTCAAGGACGTGTTTACAGCGGCAATGCTAAACCTCAAGAAGCTACATACAGCCAGGATAGACCTGGGACAAACACGTCTGATGTAACGACTACCCTTGACCTGAATCCGGTCAATACCACGCCAGCTCAACCGATCGCCGACCTCCCTGTCGGACCAGGTAATATCAATTGGCTGGGAAGCAGTTATTCTGGCGCTGATATTAAGGCCGTTGTACACACATATAACAATGTTGGCGGACAGTTAGCTGCATTACGTGACCTCAAAATGCAAAAGATAGCCGCTGATGCTACTTCGAAAATGCTAGGCAACTATATTAATAAGGGGGCCAAAAGCTTTATACAGGCCAAAATAGCAAATGCTTCAAACCCCGATTTTACTTACGATAAGCAGGTAAACACTTGGCTTGCTATCGGTCTAGGAACGCCAGAAGGTTCTATACGTGGAGATAACAACTGGATTGCAGTCGAGGCAGATCTTGATCTTCCCGGCACTCTTCAGGCGAAGACGACAGCTCTACACTATCTATATCTAGTTAACACTTCTAGAAGCATTGATCCCGTTATCCAGGCAATGATAATTGAAAAACAAGGTATAGATTCTTTCTTAGATAGTCTTGAGAAAAAGATTGCTTTTCTAAATATGTACCAAAATGAGGCAACCAATACTGTTGTTCTTGGTACACTACAAACTGTTTCTGTCCAGACCCACCGAGAGAAGTTCGGAGTCAGAGCTCTGGGAAGAAGCTATGTAAAGGGCTATACTCGAGGACCGCGTACTATTGCCGGGTCTATGGTATTTACTGTTTTTAATGAACATGCCCTTGGTCAGCTCATCCGAGCAATAGGAGACCCTGCATTAGTTGGTGAGAGCAAGTTAGATACTAATCTCAGTACTCTCATCCCAGACCAGCTTCCTCCGTTGGATATGACCCTAGTCTATGCAAATGAATATGGTGCTCTTTCTCGTCAGAGCATCTATGGTATAGAGTTTGTAAATGATGGCCAAACAATGTCCATTGAAGATCTTTTTACAGAAGAGGTCATGAACTTTGTTGCTCGAGATGTGGATATTATGACTTCAGTTGGTAGGCGTAAACTCTCTCAGGCTGAACGAGGCCTATGGACCACAGATGAAGGTAAGCCGCTAGAAGGAACTCAGCTGCTTAGGAAGACTCTTTTTGGTGGTGGAAGCGCATATAAGGACTATCTGGTTAGACTTGGCGTAAGAAGAAGCTTCAGGGGTAGGTAATGGCAAACGAAGCAAGAATTATCCGCGAGGGAGTCTATAACAACGACTATTTCTCTGGCGCACAAGTTGCTATCTATATCGGAGATGTCCTTGTTGACGAGGTTACTTCCATTAGTCTGGCGGTAGCTCAGAGCAAGGCCCCTCTCTATGGATATGCCTCTATGCTTTTTGATGGAGTTTCAAGAGGAAATGTTATCGTTGAAGGTGAGTTCTCTATTAACTTCAAAGAAGCTGGATATCTTTGGCTAATTCTTAATCGCTACCGTGCAATGGTTAAAGCTCAGAATGCCGGGATATTCCTTAACGAAAACTTGAGTCCCTTCTATCGAGGGAAGGGAACTGGAGAGTATACTCTAGAAAAGACTATTGAGCAATTGACCAATGGAAGTGTTCCTCTTAGCAAGAAATATCTAAATCAGATTAACGAGATAGCTGCAAGGGCTGCTCGAGAAGATGGGATTAAAAGTATTGGTCTTGGTCCTCAAGTTTCTCAAGGACGGAAGTTGTTGAATACCCAAGCCGGTTTGGCCGGATATTCTAGTGGGCAAAGAGCTACTGGTAGTACTGGGGACGCTGAGTCCGTATTTGAAATTTTCGAGAACTATGTTTGGGGGAAAAACTCAGGTGGGGGCAGCAGCCAGGCTCTGGAGGCCTTGGGGATTAATGATGTCGCCGCTAATCGTCGTGCCGACGAACCTGCCCTAAATCCATTTGACATTTATATAGCCTTTGGAGACTATGTAGATGACGATCGAATCCATCATACTGTTCAGAGAATCTCTGACGTTCATCTGACAGGTCAATCAAAACAGATAGTTATTGACGGTCAGCCTATACAAGAAGCATATAGCTTCTTTGCCAGAGATTTGATATAAACTGACATAAGTGTTTGCAAACACCAAAAAGTAAGGAGAACTATATGTCTACAGAAGATGTAGTTCAGGAAGCCCCTGAGCAAGAAGTAGAAGAGAATGCGGCAGATCCATCAAGAGAGATCGCCAATGCTTTGGCTAAATTTGCTGGAGCTCCGACAAAAGAAGTAATTGAAGGATGGAAACAAGAACATGGAGATATTTTCTGTTCTGGTTTTTCAGAAAAGGAGTTGCTTATTTGGAGGCCTTTACGCAGGCAAGAATTTATAGAGCTTCAAACTAAGTTAGCTCAAGAGCAAGGGACTCAGATGGATCAAGAACAGGAGGTTGTGACAACTTGTGTTCTTTGGGCATCTGATGACGCCAGAAAGGCCCTGGTTCAGAAGGCAGGAAGCTACCCTACTATCCACGAACAAATCATGTTCAATTCTAACTTCGTTGATCCTCGAGTAGCATCAGCCCTGGTGATTAAACTCTAATGCTTGATATTCTCCGTCTCAGGGAACAGCACGGAGAATGTTTTGCAAGTAGGTTGCCCGATGGGCAGTTAATCCCGTGGAGAGCCCTGACAGTTGCAGAGTATGTTGAGTACGAACGCCTGCTGCAGTCAGGTGTCTACCCACGGGCACGTCTAGAAAACGAGATATTTGAGAAATGTGTATTAGATAGAACCCTAGTTGATGAGATAGGGAAAGTTAGGGCTGGTGTGGTTACAGCAGTAGCTGATGCTATTTTTGCCCACTCTGGCCCACAATCTGTAGAAGACTTGAATATGCTGCTTAATATAAGCAGGCATAAAGCTAGTCAGGTCGTGCATGATTTAACTACGATGATTTGCACAGCCTTTCCGTCCTACACTCCTGAAGTTCTCGAGAACTTAGACTATGTAACATTTATGTTACGTGTGGCCCAAGCAGAAAAGAGACTTATTCAGTCTGGCCTTCTGCAAGAGCCTCTGAGTTTTCAATCACCTAGCGATCCTCAAGAGGAAACAATTAAGCCTCCTCCTGCTCCTCGTCCAGAAGATCTTCCTGGTATATGGAACCAACAGCAAGCCCCTAGTCCTGTTATTCCTAAGGCTGATTTTTCTCATAATGGGAAACAGACTATTATCACTAAGGCTGAGATGGTCGAGCATCAGGCTGCCTATACAGGTCACGAGAATATCGATAGAATAGTGAACGAGAAGGATATGGTAGACGAGACCGCTGGTTACTATAAAGAATACTTAGAACAGATTGAGGATGGTAAGCAGGTCAGAATTAAAACCGTTGAAGAGCGTAAGGCAGAGGCTGAGGCACGAGCTAGGGAAAATGAACAGAAGTACAAGGAAGTCCTCAGAAAGAAGCAATCTGAAGACGAGAGGCTAGCCCAGCTTCTCAGGGAGCGTAAAGCCCAGCGAGCTGCCAAGCGCAAAAAGAAGAGGTAGCCGTGCCATATCCATTTACAGCCCAATATGGAGAGGGTGGCTTTGGTCTTGGGCCAGAGCATGGCAGGCGCTATTACGGCCCTTCTCTTACTCCTCCGCAAGACCAACCTCCGCTCTGGACCTCTGAAAGCCCAAGAGATTTTTACCAAGATACTTATGGCTCAAGCGGATTCTTGTATGCGGGAATCGGCGCGGCAAGTTTAACTGCTCTTGGTCACCTTCCGGTAAATTTCTCAACAGGTGTACGGCCAGGTCCATGGAAGGGTATTCCACCACGAGCGTGGGCCCCCGGGCGCATGTTCGATTGGTATGCAGCTGCAGCTCGTACAGTAGAAGAATATTCTCCTGCTAAGATCTTTCGCACATTTCAGATATCTCCATTCCTGTCTCAGTTTGAGACTCCTGTCAGACAAGGTTTTACGATTACTCCTGCTCAGCTGGAAGGGAACTTTGTACAACAACAATACCTTGCTAACCTCATTGGTCCCGGTCGTGCTGGCCCTGATGGTGGGAGTGTATTGGGTAGAGTTGCCCGTGAGGGTGTTAGGCTCGAGGGCGGTAAGCTCTATTTTGCTAAGAGTGGTGAACTTGCTCTAGAGCATGCCAGCGCTATGCGTGTTGTCCCTGAGGCGCATAGTCGTCTGGGGGCTATGTGGGCTCGTATAGTCGGTCTATCCGATACAGAAGCCACAGACCTTGCTCGTTGGTTCTCTAGGGCTCATCCAGACCCTGCAGACATCACAGTACAGAACCCTCTGGTTGGAGGTATGCCAACCCAAATCATTGGCGCTCGCAGTAGAGCAGATTTTGTTTGGAAAAGCGCTCGTGCTTGGGGTGGGGAATTTATTGATCGATTCAATAGACTGCTAGAAGCTCCTTTCTCTATGGAGCCGTTCGAAACGGTATTCGGTGGGTTTCAGAAGTTTGTTAAGAGGAAGACTGCAGAGCTTGGTTTTAAAGGAGGAGATGGGTATACCTTACAGCTCGCTGTCGGGCGTGGAACCGGTCTGCGAATGCTTGGGAGCCTTGGCCTTAAGTATGGGGCTATCGTTCCTGCTGCCGCAATGGGGTACAAGACCCTAGATTGGCTAGCCAAAGAGTCTGAAACACTCGATGACACCATCTTTGAAGAAGGTCTAACTTATGCTGGAGCAACTGTTGCTGTAAAGGCAAACCTTCTTGCTTCTCAAGTTGCCTACGGATTAGGGCTTAACAAATATCGCGAGCTTCAGGAAGAAATAGCTCCAGGTAGCACAAGTTTACAAAAGCTTGCCGCCTTCCCTCTAATGGGAGGCTTGGCAGGCGTTGGAGTAGCATACGGGATTAAGATAGGAGCTCCTCCAGGTCTTCTTTCTGCTCTCCCAGAAGGAGGCATGCTTTCTCGCCAAATCTTTTTGGGAGAATCTGCTGGGGTTGCTCGAGAAGTAGTCGAAGAGCAAATCAAGCAGTTCGGTAAAGGCGAGGGTGTATTTGGTTTTGTTGGCAGGCTTGGAAAGAAGCTTACCACAGAAGGGGGAATTTATTCTCAAGAGGGATTCCTAGGCAATGTCTGGCGTCGTATCGCCGAGCCTCATGTCAGCAGAACGGGAGATCTTAGCTTTAAGTTATTGGGCAAAGTCGGTCCTGCTAAATTATTTGGTGTAGCTGGGGCTCTGGCTGGAACCGCACTCATTGCTCCGTTCCTTCCTGGAGCTCTGATTCCCGAGAAGTCTCCAGATGAACTCAGAGCTCTTTATAGTGGTGAGACAGAGGTCCCTATTCGTCGCGGCAGATGGTGGGAATTTGGCCGTTCTCCATATGAAGGTCGTCGAGTTTCATATTTTAGGCCTCATTGGTATGCGCGAATGCGGATGGATGCTCGAGACGAGAGTATCTGGGGCGACGAGGCATCAGAATTAAGCCCGGTAGAGAAGTGGCTAAAGTCAGAGTTTACCTATGATTTGGAAAAGAAGCACTACCGCAGTCGCCCATATCCTGTTTCTGGACTGCCATTTGAAGATGTTCCTTTTATTGGTCCTTTTCTAGCTGGAACCATTGGACGACTGATTAAGCCTCCTGTTCTTATGCACACAGAAGAGTGGATGGGAGAAAAGGGTGTATTAGCTGAACCTCCTAGGTTTGGCCAGCGTGTTGCTACCGAAGTGGGCGAAACCCCGGGTGGTATGCCTGAAACTCCATATGGAATTAGAGGCATTGTTGGCGAACAGATCTACAGATTACAAGAACTCGGCGGTCTCTATGGCTTCAGCATGATGACCATGCAGGAGAAGCTCAAGGGTACCCCCGATATCTTTGATCAGTTCAAACAACTCGAGTCATCCCGCAGAATGTATGGCTTTGAACGTCAGTACTGGGACCTTGAGCTTGGCGGTATGCTTGGCACTACTGAGGCGTTCCGTCGTTTATACCCTCACAGAAGACGTCAAATCCCGCTGTACAACCCGATTAGAAACTTGATGCCTGAATGGCTTCCAGGCCCCGGAGACAAATCTCCGGACTTCCTCCATGGTGACCCCTTTACAAAGGTCGCAGAGGGCGAGCTACGGCTTCCAGGACGTGGTTATGCGCAGCGTTTTCCAGAGCTCGAAGATGTTAGTCCAGAAGACTATCCGCTCATTCATCGCTTCAAAATCCTCGCTGATGTAGCTCCATACTCCTCTCGCTTTGGGGAACACCTCTCTATGGTGAGAAGAGCTCGAAAGCAAGCTGCTTGGGATAGCACCCAAGAAAAGATCTACAATCAGACCTTAGAGCAGCTAAAGGAAAGGAAGAAAGGTCAGGAGTTTGAGGAATATAAGTACCTCAATAATATGGGGGAAATTTTTGGAGAGGATATTTATTGGTCTGGAGAGGATTCTGCTGGTCTTCTCACTCAATTGAATAAACTTAAGGCTCAGAAGCAGGAAGACCAAGGAGGAATATTTACTAGACTTTTTGGTGGATATTGGGAGCTGCTTTCTCACAATGCCGAGACTGCTTTAGACCAGGTAACTCCAGTCTCTCCTGGATCTAAGCTAGTTCATGTTAGAAGCCCAATTGAAGCGTATGAACGCTTGCAACTATATGGGACTGAGAATGCATTCTGGAATCATCCTGTTAGAGACTTTTTTAGACCCACTTTTTGGCTGGGAGCTCGAGCAGCAGGTTATGAGGATGTCCCCGAACATATAGAAATGAGGAGAGAGATTGAGGCTACTTTCGACCGCCTGAAGTATGTCAAATTTGCTAGGCTATCTAATATAGCCAGACTAGAGAAGGACTGGACTGCCGTAAAGGAGTTTGAGGCCAAGAAGGACCAGACTATGTTTGGTCTTGATCCATATACTCGTAATTATACAAGTATTTTCAGGGCCTTGCCGCGCCGGGACCGTGATTACTTCAATGCGTTCTCAGAAGCTGAAACCGAGGAAGAGCGTCATCGGATTCTTGAGATAGTACCAGAAAACGAAAGATCTCTGTATGTTGCCAGATGGAAAATGATGTTTGCCAACGAGGTGCGGGCGGCAAAAAAGGCAGGCGTGCTTAGTGAGAAACAAATTGAACAGGCAGATGTTAGGTTGGCACAAATTTATGATGATGCAGACAGAGAAGGACTACCTGCCAGCAAAGACCTCTTAGCAGAGTACCTTGAGACTAGGTATCCCGGTGAAAGCTATGCGGATTGGTATCGCAGAGTCAAGCTTCTTGGAGGGCTAGAGTCTATTCCTGGACCTGACTGGGTAGGCTGGCATCCCTCTGTAGATCTTGAGGATATTAAGCTCAAGATGGTTATGAACCTTGGTGAAGATATGCACGATTATGACTTGTGGCCATCTCGAGCTCAAACACTTATGAACAAGCCATATATAAATAATGAGGCCGTTACCGCGTTAACTGAGCCTGAAGAGCTTAGCAGATCGGAAATACATGATAGAATTAACAAATTGCTGTTAGTTGAGAAGATGCAACCTAGCGTTTTTAGTCGAGCAGTGTATGGACCAGAAACCGATAACTCTGTTGATTTTGAGATTGTTCAGGAACGCCCAGCTCGTAAAGGAAGTTTGTATTAATGGCTAAGGATCCGAAGGAGTTTGAAAGAGGAGAGAGCTTCTTCAAGAAGGCTCTTATTGGTACTCCAGCTGCTGTTGGCGCGGGTATTGGTATTCGTAGAATGGTCAAGGATCTTCAGGAAGCACAGGCGCGCGGCGCAGAGATTATGTATCGCAAGCCCCTGGCTTCTGTCGATGCTATAGCGCATGCAACTGGTATCTCTGAAGAGATGATTGGTCGCGCCACAGCTGCGCGGGAAGAACGCTTAGCTTTTATGTCTAGGAACTGGGATCGTTTCAAAACCCCTGAAGGTATGAGTGTCCTTAAGCGCTCGTGGCTAGACGCCATGCGTTTTGCCGATCCTATATCACAAACTAAGCTTTTGAGCTTTACGGAACGCGTTAACCTTAGAGGCATGACAGAACCCACTGATGTTTTTAACGCTATTCAGCGTACTCTAGAAGCAAATAATTCCTCTCTTATGGGAAGGGTATTTGAGCGTTTTGAGAGCAATGTTGTTGGATTTGAGAGGCATGTTCTTGCTGGTCTAGATCCCATGGATTTGGGGACGCCTTTTCAGTTTCGACCTGAAAGGGTAGCGGGCTTAGACCTTTTAGACCTGCCTAATGAACTAGGGTACAGAGCATCTAAGATTGCAGCCAGTCTGGATGCTAATGTGGGGGTTACTAGATATACCCGATCAGACGTATTCGGAAAGCAGTCTCCAGAGGTTTTTAAACTGTCATTTAACCAAAAAGGACAGACTCTTGTAGACCTCATGGTTCCTGTTACTCAACGCGGAGCTTTTTTTGAAGGTGAAGCCTTAAGAAGTAAATATGTTTCTACCAGCGTTATCGTAGGGAATGCTGAGGGTGGCCCCAAACTGATGTCCAGGGAGGAATATCTTCTTAGGCAGTTTGAAAGAGAGATTGTTCCCCAGATCAAGTCAGGGCAACTAACAGAACCTTATGAAATTAATGCGGCTGTTAAGCAACTTAGAGCAGATATTCTGCATAAAATGGAGAATGTAAAAAATCTGCCTCCTGATTTAGAGGATGACGCAATTAAGGGATATCGTCTTAGCCGTAGTGAAGGCGTAGATATCAGGTGGGACCTTCCAGAAAGAGAACTAGAAGAACGAAGAAAAAAGATGTTACCTGGATACCATCCTACAACTCGACCAGCTACTCCTGAAGAAATTGCCTCTATAGCGAAACATCCTTCAATCGGAAAACTTTTTGGAGGTGTTTCTCCGGCAAATATCGCTGAAGGTCGCCGATCTTTTATGGACTGGAGTAAGATAGTTTCTGCTTCTCCTTTTGCCTATGATTGGGGTCGTCGCCCGGAACAGTTCTCAAGAGAGTTCGCCCTTAGCGAAGAAGCTGTTGCAGCAATTGAACGAGAGGGCTATAGGGAATCCGATATATTTGCGACTGGAAGAATGCGAGACCTGTATAAGAAGGGAGGTCTTCCTCCACATCTTCGTGTTCTTTACCTTAATCCCGAGAAACATGCTTTGCTAATGGAGCAGCTAGGTATTGGTCGCGGTGAAGGTCTTATGAGGGAGGGTTTAAGGGAACTCCTTGAGCAGCGTGTATTTAAGTCTACGAATATTGTAGGCATGAATATGGAGACCTTGCAAAAAATTCAGGCTGGCGGGCAATTGCTAAAGGGACAGGTGCTTGGACAAATTGCTGAAACTGGTCTTCCTTTTGTAGTAGAAGATCCAGAATCTATTAAGGCAGCAGTAGGCCATTGGTCTGAAGGGGCAGGAGATTACGTCACTATTCATCAGGTAAACAGACATCGTCTTCTAAGTCATGAGAAATGGTTTAATGACCTTAAGATGTTGGCTCGCTTTACAGACGAGGAAGTAATGCAAGATGCCGCATCTAGGGCAGGTGTGAGTCGCCGTCTAGTTGGAGAGGGCTTCGATGTATTAACTCAAGTAGGCAAAGAGATTGTTAGGGGTCAAGGATTCGATGTTATTGCTAGTACAGAAGACTTGACCAAGAATCCAGGTTTGCTAACTAAGCAGATTGTATCCGGAATCCACGACACTTTGTCAATTCGAGAACTCGAGTCTAGGGGTATTAACTTTGACTTTGCCACTCTGGGGGTTCGTCCGTCTCCCAAGATTGATAAATTTCTCGATCATCCCCTGACATTTCTTCGTATGTGGGACAGGATGTCTCAAACCCCAGAAGGTGCATTTGACCAGCAGGCATTTATTAAACGTGCCATGAAGTTCTCTGTTGAACATGCAGGTCTAAGTCCAGAGGAGTTTGGGTCAGCATTTGGTGTAATTCCAGAGGTTGAAAAGGAATGGCAGGCCCTTACATCACAAACGCTAGCTGGTGCTGGCCTCAGAGACGTTAGTATTAAAGAATATATAAAGGCCATGGAAGAGGGAACTGCAATAGGAAGAGCACAGCTTTTCTGGGGTGGTCCAGCCCGTCTTCGAGGTGCTGGCGGTTTAGGTTCTATTGAGCCTCGTCTTTTTGAAATGCTGTCTGGAGGAGTCTACGGAGAAACAGGGAAAGAACTTGCAAAAGAATTTGCAGAACGTGCTGTTGGGACAGATCCTCAAAAAAGAGCACTTAGCGAAGCACTTGCCACAACAATGGCTTCTATAGGAGGTCAGATTAAACGAAAGAAAGGGGAGGCTATTTGGGATATCGCTGAGCAAAGTATAGCTGAAGATGATATTGCAAAACAATTTGAAACATTTCTAGAGAGTGGCGGTGGATGGATGCGGGCCAAAAAGGGAGCAAAAGAAGTTTTTGTTCCTGGGCTTGATAACCTTACTGCTATGCAACCTTTTACTACTGCTGGCGGAAAGGGAGTGCGCGGAGCAGTTCCGGATATTTTTTATAACATGCTTTATAAGGGAGCTGAGTTCGCCGAAGGATCCTTGGGGGAGAAGGCTTACGAGCGCCATATGAACGAGAGTTTAGCTGCTCTATGGAGGGAAGCAGCTCCCGCAGGAAAGGGCGGCGGCGCTTGGCAGCGTGGTAAAATTGCTGGTTCTAGATTCTTGGAAATTACCTCTATGGTTGATGGCCAGATGCCTGCACACGCAAACGAGGTGCTTGTGTCTACAGAGAAGATGAAAGATATGGTTAATGAGATGAGACAATTCATGCCTAAAGAAGAGTTTGAGAAGTTTGCTGCACAAGCTGAGACAGGCACGATGGAAGGCATAGTGGCTCGCCACCCATTTATTGGTCAGTATTCTGCTCAGCCTGTCACAATCAGAGCTATTAAAACTGCCAAGGGTACTAGCAAAAACATGATTGCTATTCAAGAAAGGGCTGCTCGAGTAACCTTTGGTTTTGCAGGAGAGAAGGCGCAAGAAAAGCTAATGCTGATGACCCCTCTTTTGGGTATGGCTGCTGATAAAGATGCTGATGAGGCTGCGCTTTTCTTGGTACGCTCTAAGAATGCAGACCGCCTGAAGGCGATGATGCAAGGAAAGGCCAACCAGTTTACTACTGCCTATGCACAACATCAAATGCGTCTTCAGCTCCTAAAGGCATCAAAAGCTGCAGGTGGAGCTGCCGGTTTGTCTCAGAGTGGCAAGATGGCAGCAGATGTTCTCAAATTGGGAGTTACTCAGTCTCATGTTCCTAAGCTGTCTGTAGAGCTCAGTATGGCAAGACAGGCTGTTGGTCATGCACTTACAGGCCAGACAGAGGCAGATGCTCGTTTCTTGTTGGAATGGTTAGAGCAGAACCCAATTTCCGCAAAGCACATGAACGCCAGAGAGATTTCCGAGGGTGGATTAAGGCAGCTTGATACGATCACTAATGCGCTAAAAAAGAAAGATTCAGGTACTCTAATTGAAGAGATAAATAAGATTGTTAAGGATAATGAGATAGCCAGAAGGTTTCTTAAAGAAGACATTATGATCCAAGATGCCGTAATGGCTGATGACGGAACGAAGTTAAATATTAGCAAACGTTTGAAGGCGATTAATGTAGAGCAGACGGTCAGAAGCCTTATGGATGCGAGACATAAGTTTGAAAAGTCTGGCGAAGCTAAACTGGCTCGTATTATGGCAGGTAGAGGCCCTCGCATGAGGCCTGTACAGGATCTTCCTCGGTTTCTTAATGCCGTGCAACAGACCGGAAACAAGGCCTTTTCTGGAGTTGCTAAAGGTATGAACACTGCAGCTAATCTTCTCCAGGCGGCTGGACGAACTGCTATTAAGCATCATAAGCCTATAGGCCTAGGATTTGCTGGCTCTATTGCTCTAGCTATGACTCTTTCTTCTCCCAAGGATACTATTGGACCAGGAGCTAATTTAGACCCAGGAGATGTTGATATGAACCAGGGGCAGGCTGCTGGAAAAATGAAGCCTGCAGATCTGATGCCACCACCTCAGGCTATGGGTAGTCCTCAGGCTCCTGGCATGATGCATTCGCCTCGGGCAATGATTGGGCCTCCCGTTCAAAGCAATAGAACTAGGGTAGTAGCTAGAACTAATTATGCAATGAATACACAAAACTTAGCCTCGCGCATCAACCAGATGACTAATAATAGAAGATCTGTTAATCTGAGCATCAGAGACAGAAGGTCTCCCGCTGACTTCTCTGGCGGAAATACGCTCTACTAATGAGGAACTATGGCTACTGACACAGGGTATTTTCAGATCAACGACCTCATATTTCAGGTCCCACCGGAAGCAATTAAAGTCAATAGAAGGGCTGTGAACAATTATTGGCAGACTCTACGTACACGTTCGTCCATCAAGCTATCTTCGGGGTACTCTATCTTAGACATTGAAGTGTCGATGAAAGTCATTGCTGAGGGTAACGAGCTAGAAAAGCTTTCTTGCCTTGTTGCTCAGTTGCGCGTAACTCCGTTTTGTTGGATAAAAAACCAGTATATTAGGAACACTGTCTTGGGTGGGCAGACTAAACAGGCCATGGTTCTTGCTCTCAAACAACTGGAGATACGCAAGTCAGCTGGAGAAGATACCAACATTATTGAAGTTTATATGCTTTTCTCTTGGTTTAATTATCTGCCTTATATGAAGGACTGGCTTTATAAGGAAGATATTTTTGTTCCCAAACCCGTTGAAGATCCTCGCAAATCAAGGGCTTGGCGTATTATGTATGCTGCCGAGAAGATGAGAGGGCCTTATCAGGTTCCTCCAAGTCTTTACTCTAATGCAGTTTTAGATCTGCGGCAGTTTATGACTGTTACCAAAAAGAAGTTTAAGCAACTTAAACAAGATGTAGCTTTTCTAAAAGAGTTTAGAGGACAAATAGAGGCATCTCTTCCAAAGAAAGGAACTTCTGAATTTCCCGGGGTAGTAGATAATATTATCCAGTCTCTTGTAAAAAGTGCAGGGAAAGAGAGAGTTCATCGTTCGTTATCCAGCGTTTTTGGGCATACGACAACTGCTGTAGGCGAAGTGGGAGTAGAAGAACTTCTCCATCTTATTGATGTCGATATTACTGCTAAAGGACAAGAGGTTGAATCCTATAACAAAGTATACGAAGCAACAACGCGGGGTTGGGAAGTTGCTAAATTAGCAGACGGAACGCCCATTGAGATTGTTGGTAAAGCTGATGCAACTATTGATGAGAAGAGTGATCTGTCTGGGGAAGATGATCAGATATTGATGGAGTCTAATCGTGTTCTGAATTTTGAGAAGGCAGGACTTATTATTACCGGTGTCTCTGTTAGCTTTGAGAACATTCTCGCAACTATGCCAGTTATTGGGCATCCATATCCCTCTTTTCAGCACATAGGAAGCATAGATGCCGTAGTGACACTGTCTTTTGTTACGACTTCTGAGAATTCTATACAGGCAATTTCTAATTTTTATACAATCTGTCAAGATCAGTCTCGTAAGTTTAGGCAGGTTCCCGAGGGGATCAGGAACGTTGTTATCAGCAATGACATCGTTAATATGTGCGGTCTTCATGAGTTTCTTATTGAGGATTTAAGACAGGGAACTATGCCTGGCCAGCCGGGGACCTATTATGGCGAACTCGTATTGGTCAATAACCCGCTTGATGCCAAGACCAAGGAGGGTCTGGTGCTCTCTAGTGATTTTATTACAGACAATACTTTAAGACTAAAGGTTATAGAAATTTTAGACCAGTATGTAAAGTTTAATGATCAGGATATCAGAACAGATATAGATAATGAGACGTCAGAATTCGGGAAGTTCGTGGGTGTTGCTGATAAATCAATAGAAGTCTTGGTCCGCAGTCCATACGATCAGGTTAAGCCTGGGGGCTCTGGGAAGCATATAGCAACTAACCAGGGGGTCCAGCGTAAGGCTACTGTAATTAGCCCATATGGTGAAGGACTGTCCAAAAAGGGTTTTGAGGATTTTCCTGCTACTAATGCGTATTATATAGATAGTGAGAACAATAAGAGAATTAGTTCTGGTGGTTATTATTCGTTCAATAATACTTTTGATAATCGCCAGGCCGCTCTCAGGCATTTCGTTGTTCGCTATATGAATTCTTTAACCAAGGTGTTTTCTTCACTGTCATCTCTCTTCATCAAGGACTGGCAGGGACATAACCTTGGAATAACCAAAGGAATGGTTGACCATAATACCATTTCGCTTTTTACTTTGACAGATGATCAGGTACCCGGAATTGGCAGACTTCGCAAGGACTTAATTGCCACTGCAAGGAAATTCAGAAGAAGAGGAAAGTTTAACTTAAATCCGTCATCATCAACTGACACCGAAGGTATATCATCTCGAGGAGAAATGTATCAATTTCTTTTTGATTCTTGGAACGAAATGAAAGATCTTCCGCTTTCTGACCAGCGCCGAAAGCATTCGATAATACTTGAAAGATTAGACTTTTTTGCCGCAGAAGCCCTTAAGGAAAAGAAGTTCGGTGGTAACCCACATGCCATTAACAGTACCAGCTTTCTTCACTTTAGAGATGCTTTTATAGATAAGTATCTCAAAGACTTTAGGAAAGAGATATTGGATCTTACTCGAGATATTCAGAAGTCTCAGGTATTTGACTTAGATATTTTTCAGCCAGTTAAGGATCTTTATAAAGAGGCTGGTCTTCCCTCTAAGGGGAATAATTACCCGGACTTTCCTCTGACTCAGGTGATTGAGATTCTAAGACAACGAAGTGACTGGGATAAAATAAAGGCTAAGATCGAAGAGCGTAGAGATCTGGCTGGTCTTGCAGTATACAATGTTTCTCTTGAGGCTCTAATTAATCCTGACTTCTATCTATATAATAAGACAACAGATTCTACTTCTGATCTAATTAGTCGTCAGCTTATTAATGAAGCTAAAGAGGCGATCAAATTAACACAAGGACAATTACAGGTAGACGCCGAAGCTGACTGGGTTACCAATACATACAACAGACATATTATTGGGACTACTCTTGCAGAACGAATAACAAATGATGTTAAGAATGGAACCAGCAATAAAGACAGAGTTGAGGAAATTCGAGCACGGAGAAAAGAGCTGGAAGAGACAGGAAAAAATCCAGAGCTTATTAATTATCTAAATCAGCGCGACAGGCTTTTGGAAGAAGGAGTTTTCCACATCGATGATCTTTCTGGCCCGCCGCTAGGTAATGCAATTTCAGAAAATGTAACCGAAGAGGGAGCTCTCGGTATCTCAATTAAAGCTATTAATAATCTAAAAGATAAAGCAAATTTGACTATATCTGTTCGTGACGAACAGCAACTAGTTCCAGATCTAGAGCACTATGCTTTGGCTAAGCATCGCTTTGATATCTTGGGATCTCTCGATGAACAATCTGCGGCAGAATATAGGCCTCCACCTAATTTTGATCCAAACAAAGATCCTGTTTGGGCTTGGCCTACTTCTGAACCTGGGAATACAAGGATAACTCCAAATACCGGTTATTTTGGAAAGCCAAGAGAAAATATTGGTAAAGACAAAAATATAACTACTGGTCGACACCTCGGGATAGATATTATTAGTAAATTTGGTAAGGAAAGAACTAGACAATTGTTTGTCCGCGCCGCTGCTGACGGCAAGATCATTGAAGTTTCTAATAATTATGAAATATATGGACATGAGTCGAAGTGGAGAGAGGGTCCTGCAGACTCTTGTGTCTATATCAAGGTGCAGCATGCCAACGGGTGGGTTACTTCCTATAAACATTTGCAGTGGGAACCTACAATTAAGAAATATTCTGATCTTTTCCATGGTCGTCTTGCAGGACAAGAAATTTGGGTCAGACAAGGAACAGTGCTAGGTAAAGTTGGAACTACTGGTCCTTCAACTGGGCCTCATCTTCATTTTGCAATGATAAAGACAAAGGGAAATCCGCCTGCTGGGGTAAACACCATAAATCACAAGAGAGGAATATATGTCGATCCAAACCAAATGCTTTCTGCTGGAGAGTTTGTTTCTCAAGGTCCTGTTTATGGAGTTGACCCTAATAACGAATCTTTGTTTACTAAAAGTGTAGAACAATTTGACAAGGAAATGCAAAGTGGACAAGGCTATAGCCTCATGCGAGCCTATCCTACCTTTCGCTTGTATTTTATTGAATCTGACCTTGAAGAACGCAAGATCTTTGGGTTCGATGACTTCTTCTCTTATAGTGCTGTACAGGATATCCAGGTTGTTCGGAGCAGAAAGATTGCTGCCGACCTAATGGTTATTAGCCTAACAAATACTTCTGGTGTGCTTACCAATAGAAAATTTAGGGGACAGGGTCGTGATAACCAGCATAGGGATTTTCAGGGGAAGATAGCCAAAGAGAATGTCAAAGATCTCTCTGCCAGAAATACAATTAGAGAAAACCCAATTGCTTCTCTTATGGTTCAGCCAGGCATACAGGTACAATTAAGGTTGGGATATCACTCTAGCCCAGATGAGCTAGAGCGTGTTTTTAATGGTGTTATTACTGATGTAGATATGTCAGAAGACGAAGATATCGTTAATATTACATGTCAGAGCTTTGGTATCGAATTAACACAGAAGGTCTATGGTGAAGCTAAGAACTATGGTGGATGGCTCAAAGGATCTGGGAAAACTTCTGAAATCCTTGAAGATCTTATGTCTCAGCCAGAGATGGTTCACTTTGGGCGGTGGAATGCAGGAGAGCCATATAATGGCGCTTATGGTCTACTTCAAACTCGTTTTCAATTTCAACCGACCCCTCAAGACGATAACCTCTTTCCTCCAACCGGAAAAAAGGGATTCTATAGTTTGTTCGATAGTACCCCAAAATACATAATGTATAACACTACCGTGTGGGATACTTTTCAGGAAATGACTTTGCGTCATCCCGCATATATCACCTATCCAGTTCCTTATGACGGTAGAGAAGGTCCTCGTATGACTATGTTTTTCGGGGTTCCAAATCAATTATATTTTGCTCGAGATCCCACTTTGCGCGAAAAGGAAGCTATGGGCAGTATTAAGAATCTGGCTACAAAAACAAATTCTATCATTGATGAAGTAAAGGATGGTCAGAAGTCGAATAAGGATATCTCAAAAAGCGCAATAGGAGCTGTAGCTGGGATTGGAACCCTAGCTCTTGCCCCCGCCTTGTTGCCTCTTGCTTCTCTTGGAATCCCTTTGTTAGCTGCTGGCGGAAAAGATGATCGCTTGAGAGAAATCTGGATTAACAGGTCTCTTCTTAGATATGCCAAAGATAGAGGCTTTATTAAGCCATTTAGAAATTATCACGTACTTACCAGCACCATGCATATCCTGAAGAACTCGATCTCTAGCAGCAGCTGGAATACATTTAATACTGTTACTTTGAATTACGAGGATGACGCAGCTGAGGTTGAAAAAGAGAAGAAGAGTTTAGTCTTTAATGAACGCGAAACGATGTCTATGAAGTGTGATGCGGGGCTTCCTGATGAAGAGATCAGAGAGCTCATGACGTCTTGGCCTAATTGCATTCAGGACGAAATGGCAAAGAGATATTCGGTTGCTTTACTTTGGAACTCTTTAAAAGAAGGATATTCTGGGAGTCTTGTAACTATTGGAAACCCTTCAATTAAACCTCATGACGTATGCTATGTGTTTGACGAATATAACGATATGGTGGGTCCTATTGAGGTTGAACAAGTAGTCCATAGGTTTTCTCAGAATACTGGATTTGTTACAGAAATTACTCCCGATATGTGTATCCATATCAATCAGGCAAGTACAATGGCTGTATCTGATGCAGTGGGGCTGGCAGTAGAGGGAGCAATGCAAGAAATGGGTCTGCAGCCTTTGGCTAGTGTTATTGGAGCTTCACGTGGCATTAAGCGTACTGCCGGCTTAGCAAGGATTGGTGGGTTAGACGCTGAAACGGGTATACTGGCTAGTGAAATGGCTGGCGCTGCAGCAAGGACTGCTATGAGTATAGCTCTTGCTCCGTTTTCTGGACTTCTCTATGTTCCTAAACTAACGGGTGCGTTTATTATGCGTAAGTTAATTACTCGGTCACAGACTGCGCATCCGTTCCGGTATAGTCCTTTAGTGAAACAAGGCAAGCCAATGATTGGAGGATTCCCTTCTAGGTATGTGGATGGTAGCTTTATCCAGGGTATTGATAGATATTTCAAGGAGAATGCGGAGTCTATCCCGCTGTATCTAGACCACTTGTATGATAAAATCGTGGTCAATGACTGGATTCATGTCCGAGGGAAGATAGGAGGATAGCATGTCATTACGGGGTAGAGCTGCTCGGACCAGTGGTGGTCTTCCGCAATTTAAAGAGACTTCTGGGCAGAAGCCCAGTCCTAAGTCAATTGATCAGGCGGGTATTGATGGCACCACAAAGGTAGCTTGGGCTCCTGCCGATGCAGGGGATCGTATTTCATATGGAATTATTACTGATGTCAATTTTGCTAACTATCAAGTTAAGGTACGAGTTTTGGGAAATAGAAGACATGCTAAACTCGAAAATGAATGGCAATCCCTCATCACACAACAAGACGAAATCTTTCTTCGCTGGGGGCAGTTGAGAAAAGGTATGTATTGTCGCATACACTGGCGCGGCGCGATTGAGGCAAAATATGGATTTATTGAAATTATTGGTGATGAGGAAACTAATCTTCTCAAACAGTCAGATAAAAAGAATGAGGTAAAAACGTTCCCTTATAAGTTTTTGGGTGGGGGACTAACCGCGTTTTAAGGAGAAATTATGTCATCAGCTATTGATCTAGAAGAGGGCATTGTCAGGGTCCCAGCTAAAAAGGATGGCGGGAAGTACAAGATCTGGACCGCCTCGAGAACTGCAGAAGGCGGCTTTATGGTTACTCCGGACTCGGTTGTTATGGCAGGAAGCCCAAAGAACTTCGTGGCTGCAGATGCATCTGGTGTCTATATCGGCGGCGGCGGTTCTATTTCTTTCAATACCACCTCAGAGAATATCCGCACAGGTGGACTGTTTGTCCAATTGAATGACTTTCTTAGGATGATTCCTTCTACTATTATGACGCCAATTCCTCCTATAATTCCATTTGCTCCTTTAGCTTTACCAGTAATGGTAGCAGCTAGTCTCCCATGGTTCTTGGGCCTTACGGTGATCTAAATGGCAAATTATGATAGCGTAGACCTTGATTTCACATGGGACGGCGACTACAGGGTGGCGGATGACGGTGATCTCATGGATACCACTGATGACTACACTAGGTCATTCGTGAATGAAATCACTACCGTTGTAAAGTCAGATCTGTTAGATTGGGAGCTTGATCCGACCATTGGTACCAATTTGTCTGATTTTGTAGGAGAAGCGAATACTAGAGAGAATGGAGAGGCGATTGAAGAAAGGGTTAGAATCAGCCTAGTAGATGCTGGGATTGTGGCCCCAGAGGATCTGTTCGTGAGGGTAGTTCCCCTTAGCATTCACAGAATCATGATCAGCATCTCTGTGCTAACCTTGGCTACACCGAATAACCGGTTATCTGCCGGTGAGCCGATTGTAGTAACTTTGGTATTTGATACAACTGAGGGCGGTATCTTTGTGCAGCCCATCTCCAAAATAAGAGAGGAACAGAACCTCTAAGGAGTGCCCAATGCCTATTTTTGCCGAAAAAGAGAGTAAGATTTTCGGTGATATTCTCTATGATATCGTAAACGAAACCAATATTACTCGCAGCTCTCCGGGTAGCAAAACAAGAGCTATGGCTCAAGCAATAAGTAAAAAGCTAGGGAGGCTGTGGGCTCAGTTTGACAATAATATTGTCTTAAGTTTTCTGGATGGAGCCGAAGGGAAATACCTTGATTATATCGGCGCAATGATGGGCGTCGCGCGCCTAGGAGAGCAAAGGGCTACGACTACATCTCAACAACGAGTAGTAAAGTTCTATGTAGATGTGGGCACTTTTGGAAACATTAATTCAAATAACTCTATTCTACTTCCATCAGGTACAGTCCTTAGCACTGGACCAAATCAGAGCGGTATTAATTATCGGCTTCCTTATTCAGTAATTCTTCCTTCTGGGAGTACCGAGGCATATGTGGCAGTAGAGGCTATTAGGGCAGGAACTACCTATAACTTAGGTGCGGGCCAGCTAAGGTATCATAATTTTACTGGTTATACGAATCAACTTAATGACTCTTTGAAGGTCACTAATGAATCTGAGATTACCAGCGGTAAGGAGATAGAAAATGATACCAATTATCGCTTTAGAATCTCTAGTCAAGTAGTAGCATCTGAAAGCGCTAATCTCACTGCTGTTCGCTTGGCTGCCTTAGTTGTTCCAGGTGTAGCTGACATTATCCTTATTCCGTTTAATAGAGGTATAGGCACCATTGATATTATTGTGCAGTCTACTCTTCCTCGTACGTCTGACACCTTGTTAGCCGCAGTAGCTGAGTCTGTATTCCGACAAACGGCACAAGGGGTTGTTCCCAACGTTATGGCTCCAGTTGATATTGGAATGTCGATGCGAGGCACTATAACTCTTCGAGAACGCATATCTAATAACGAACAAGCTTCCCTACTTAGAACTGTTGTTAATAATATTTCGGACTATATTAATAATTTAGACATAGGAGAAGAGTTCATAGTGAATGAGGCCGTAGAGCGTGTTATGGGAACCTCAGACATGATTAAGAATATCGGGTCTGCGACTAAACCTTTCGACAGGGTTTATATTCATCGACCAACGTTGCTCGAGGACAACAAGGTACGCGAAACGCTTCTTGGAGATTTTGACCCCGAGAATGACGAGAAACTGATTGTCGAAGATAGATATGCTGGAGCTAATCCAATTTCTTTTAGTGTGGCAACATAATGAAGAAGAGTGTAATTGCTCAAGAATTAGTCAATATATATCCACCTAATGCCAGGGTCCGAACTGATGATCAGTCAGTAGGCTATCAGTTTATGAATGCGTTTGCTAAGCCTATGGAAGACTTGGAAAAGCAGTTAAAAAAGGGGTTAGCTAATGCTCATCTTTTTTCTGCAAACCTAGATGAGATTGACTTAACTCACCGTGTAATACTTCCAGAGACATTTGATTTCGATGAAGATAATTCAGATATTGCTGGATCGACATATATCTCTCCAGCTGTGAGCGGCTATGTGGATAGCGAGTGGTATTCTATTTCATTAGCCGAGAACAATGACGTAGAAAGTTTTTGGTATACATCTGTTCCAAACAGAGCAACTTTAGCGGAGACAGCATCTGGTGTTAACCACGAACTTCTTTCTTTTACTACTGATGGATCTATAGCGTCTGGACTATGGGAGCATCATCTGGGTGCTGGCGCTATCTATGTGACCGCAGAGGGTGATGCGAAGTACCTTGAGACAGTAGAAGATGAATTAAGAAGAGCCAAGGTCGCGCTTTGGGGTATTAACCGACAGGGGCAAGAAGACACAGAGACCATTATTTTTCCATGGCCTATGAGACAAAGAAGCATTAAGGAATGGAAAGAACTAACCAAAGTAGAAACCTTTGATATAGAGGATGGTGTTCAGATTACGGTCAAGTCTGGTGACTTTGGTGAAGATGATTATCAAGATTTCTGGGGGCTTAGGTATTCTAAAAACCGAAATAAGGTGGATGATTTTTGGGGACTGGGTTCTCTAGGAGACGCTTCTACTCTGGAAAGGATAGGGCATGTCTCTGACGAATGGCAACAATATGTTCTAGGATTCACCGAGAAGGAAGCCAAAGAAGCGTGGGAGCTTCTTGATGAATCGGACTTGCCTGTCAGTGGTGTTGACTTAGCATTGCAACCCTTCTCTGACAATGCCTGGGTGGCTACAGCCTCTGGTCTCATTCATTGCTATAGTGCAGATAGTGAGATGGCAAGCGACCTAGATCTAATTAAAAGCAGAACTCCTGGCTCTCATGTTCAAATTGACATAGAGCCTAAGTGGCTATTGTTAGGAGAAGATATCGATTTTGTTCCCTGGCATGCTCGCCCGGTTCAAGAGATCGTTAAATACCGTATATGGTATCAGACTCCTAGTGGAACTCGCTACGGCTTACTAGACGGGTCTCCCGTAGCCTTTGATTCTAATTTCTGGGTAGTGGGAAGGCAGCTTAAAAGGACTATTGCCGATCTTCAGACCATTACAGCCAGTGAGCGAGGAGAGTATTTGTTGGCCCTTGAGGCTGTGTTTGATGATGAATCTGAGCACATAGAAAAGGTTTTGGTTACTGTAAACTATAAGAATCCTAAAGGAACTATAGATATTAGCTCATTTGTAACGGATCCAATTATCGGAATCGATTTTGATTCAGACCAGGCAATGTGGGTACAAACAGCAGATAAGTACTACAAAATTGCGCTTCACACAGATATAATGCTCATAGATTATACGAACAAAATCCTATACTTTAAGGAACCTTATGACGAGGTAGCGGTGGAAACCAGTGGCTAGGCAAACCTTTACTCCTGAACCACATGCTGTTTTTAATGAGTTTGATTCACAAGGATTGCTTCTCGGTCTTCCTAGGCTTAGGCTAGAGAGAAATGCCGATTATAAGTGGCGTCTTTTAGACGTATTTATTCATCGTGCTAGTTCTACTTACCAGGGCCTTATCTTTGGAATAACTCGAGAGTTAGGGCTGAATGTTATAGAGGCAGTTCGAATTGTTCCAGATCCATCTCTGGCTATGCCAGCAATAATCTTTGAAGATACACTATGTACTCTTTATAGTGACTATGAAAATAGAACAGTGGTTGATGAATTTGATCGGTTTGATGTTGCCAGTGGTTGCTATACACTTTCTGAGCTAGTCGCCAATATTAATGCGACAGGGTCTTTTACAGCCACCCTGCTAGATGATGCACGCGGAGAAGACAGGTCAATGACCATCTTTAATCAGACATCCATAGAGACCGTTACCGAAGAAGAACTTTCTGGAAAGGGTGCTCGAGTTAAGCTAGAGCAAGAGAACCTCATTCCTGGGACGATAGGCATCACTAGCAGTAACTTAACTGAGCGGGTTTATTCAGAACTTGAGCTCAATTCTCCTGGTAGATACTACATTGACCTTGAGGCAGGATTAATCCTTACCACTACTGCTCCTGAACCTGGAGCAATTATTAGGTATCAGTGGCGCAATGACGACTTTGTAGTCGAGGCCAGCCCAGTTATTATCCACAATCTGCAGTCAGATAATTTCAAATCTAAGATGTTTGAACAAATAGATGGCAGCTATGGTAGGCCTACAAACCTAGGGGCTGATATTATCAATGAACTTTTGACGGTATTCCCGTCTAGCTGGGGGACATAATGGCTAATTATTCCATCGAAGTAGATGTTCTTCAGCATGTATTTACTACGATTCAGGCAAGAGAGGTTGGTCATGAGTCTATTTATGTGGACACACCTCATCCTGCCACAAACAGTACTATCGGCGGCTGGGAATGGGATCGTTCCTTTTGGCCCTCAGAAGTACAATTTGACGCCCTCGAGCATGTTCCGGCTTTGTATGACGCTAGTACTTCAGGCCTAGATATTAGCTACTGGCAGGGTGGCATTGGCGATGGGGACGATTTGCTTCTTTTGGATATACAAGAGACAGTCTATTCTGGCGTTGATATCTGGACTCCAAAGATCTTTCATGGTTATTTCTATCCCGGTTATGAAGAGTGGTATCTTTATGGCGACGATTATCAAACTGAGTACTTCACTGCTAGCGGTATAGCCGCTGGCCGTCAGTATCTTGATATGGATCATATTCCCAAGGGTGGGGTACCTCTTCAGGTTCGTAGATGGGAGTATAATTCTCTAACTGGTCAATACACAATTGCTCTAGACTTAGAGAAGGTGATTGAGTTTGAAGCTTCTGGAATGAACAACCTATTTATGGTTGATACAGACCAGATTCCCCCAAGAGTATGGCTAGATGATGACTACTCCGAAACAGTTGGACAGGCCCAATCTCCTGTTAGCGGTGTGGTTCCAGTCGGTGACCTCTCTACCATGGAAAGTCTCGGTATTTCAACCGGACAAACATATCAGGAATTCTTTAGTCGGTTTTCTCCAATTGATAGGAGCCAGCCCATAGAGCTATGGTCTCATATTGGAGGGACAGAGATGCGATTATGGGAAGTTATTCATCCGACTGATGAGTTTGTAGCAAGTGGTTACCAGGTAAAGGTTGATTACGATAGAGGAGCATTCAGTTTTGGAACAGTTGTCCCGGCACTAGGTCGAGCTCTAGTGCTTTACTACACTAAGGGTTTAGCCCTGACTTATGAGCCACAGTGGGGAAGAGACTACCTGCTTGCTCCTACCGCTGATATTAATCCTATTACTGCGGCCACTTATAGAGGTTTTGTACAGGCTGGCACTGTCCCCTCTGAGCCAGCTAGCATAAGCCTAGAGGCTGAGCTTCCAGGAACCTCTAATCCCTCCTATCTTATCGACCTTGGCAACAACTTTGGTAGGATTATTGCGACGGTGCGAGATCCTTCGGGAAATTTGCTTGAAGGACAAGAGGTAGATTTCGAAATCAAGAGTCCGCAGATTGGTTACTTTGGAGGGACTAACCTTACTATTTCTGCCGTAACAAATGCTGAGGGGCAAGCTAAAGTTTTTTATAGCTCTCCTCGCACTATCCAAGATGTGGGTCAAGCTACTACAGAGGTGTCTCATGTAGGCAGTGATACGGTCATGTACGTGGACGGGGTCACAGATCCTGGAACACTCACAGGTCTGTTCTTCTATAAGGTCCATGAGTACGACGAGGTTCTGGGAATAGCAGAAGCAGACATTTCTTCTTACTATACTGATTTCTTTACAGAAGAGCAGATTACTGGAGATACAGCTACAGAGGATTGGGAAGGCACCCACCGAGCGATTAACAATATGCTTACTCCTGTTTCTTATACACCGGATGAGTTAATTGTAGGTAAAAAGACTATCCTCATGACTAGCAATAGAAGTACTGTGGTAGACCCACATACTGGCGATGTTAGAGCATCTTCTCCTTATCCAATAGGCCCATTGCAGCCAGATATTATTGAGGACGCAAGTACTGGAGACACTCCAAGGCTAAAGATAACTTTCCAGAATATAGCATTACCATTAATTGGTACAAACGACACAAAGGCATACTTTGTTGTAGGAACCTCGAGAACTAGCCTTCAGGCCTCTACCACAAGTAGACGTACTAGAAAAACTATATATAGCAATGAGATTGGAATGTTGGTACAAATCCCCGATACGCTCAATGGGACCTATCAGGCAGATGAGCTCGGAGATGCCCCCTCGGGTCTCATGACTAGAGTAGCTGACGTAAGCTTACTTTCTGATGCTCAGGTTCTAACCACTTCTGGGCTTGATACATTCTATGAAGACTATCTGGAAGAAAGAGAATGGGCAGGACCAACGTCCGGATACGAGACTTACCCTGATTGGTTCAGAAGAACCAGAAGAGGAGATACAGTGGGGCTTGCACAAACAGGCTTCTCGATGGAAACTATACTATTGGATCCTGCACTAGACACTGTAGCTGGCGAGATCCCGCTAGGATTTAGGCTCAAATCCTCGGGCATTAGGTTGGCATCTGTGCTAGATCAGGTAACATACATTGACCCGAACGACCACCTGCCGAGTGGATATTTTCCGGTTTAATTTGGAGGAGTTATGGCTGACAAGTTCCGGCGCGTTATTCCCTTGAAGATTACTATGGCTGATGGGGAGCAACCAACTGCGCAAAAGATTACTGCTATTGGAGAGCAGGTAAGAGTTGGAATGAGTATTGTCGAGAGAGCTCTCGGTGATCTCTGGAATCAATCAGGAGATTCAGTACTTCTGAACACTCCGCTTCAGATTCCAAACCTGGCCCGCATCATCGGCCAGAACAAGGAGCTGAATCCCGCTCTGTTCCCTCCAGCTGAAGAGTTTCTCTATACCGAGTACCTCGGCAGCAAGTTTGAAGGACTAACCGAAGGCCATCTCCTATTTCCTCCAAAGGACAGTGGCTGGTATTATGTAGCTAGTTCGGCTGGTGTATTCTCTAGTGATGCTCAGCAGAAAACGACTGAGTCCGACGTTCAGTCAGCTGGAGATTGGTGGGTTGATACTACCACAGGTCGTTTCCGTGTATTCACGCCTCTGACCACATCTGACATCCTGGCATACTATGTAGAGCCAGATGCTGATTGGCAGAGAACCAACGAGGTTCTACCAGGTATCATTCCCGACCCACGTCAGGCAGACTTTGAGTACCTGCGTGTGTCTGAGCCTGTGGCTGGCACATATTATATCCACTTACCGCCACGTCGTCCCCTCTCGCTAACTAGCAGAGAAGCTCCCTATCGCTATCCACCAACAGGTGGTTCAGAGCAGACAGCTAATGAAGGGACTGGGACTTCAGCGCCATGGAAGTTCTGGCATGATAGCGGAGCGGCTTCAGCGGCTGAGCACTATCGCTATCAGTTCCCAAGGGAAATCCAGGATCAGTGGGGAAGCTACTCGAGTGGTGACCAGCTGCCTCTCGGATTCTTGTGGCTGTATGACACAGACACAGAAACTGTTATCGAGGATGCGCTATTCTATTATCCTGCCACCGGTGGTGGTACTGCAGACCCATGGGTCCTGGAGGTTCGTTCAGACACGTTTGACTTTAGTGCTTTAGTCTCGGCCGATGAGACAGAGACCAGTTATGACAGTAAGTTGGTGCTGATGACTGCTGGAGCTCCTATCTCCAGGATCATTGCTAACCTAGTTGTGGCGAACGAGCTCCACAAACATGACGGCAGCTCTGTTTTGGATGCTCCTATTAGCCATGAGGACCTGATGGATATGGATCCTCCTACGGCTGCATATACCGAAGAGAGCCATGATTCGCAGTATCCTAGCTATCTTCCTCCGTGGGGCGGAAGCATGTGGGCTAAGGACAATCATATGTCTCTGCTTAGCCGTGCAGGCTCTCACGCGTCTACTCCGCGTGACCAGTACGACAATGCAATGCTGGGCGATCTAGTTCTGGCCAATGCAGATGAGACTGTCTCTGGCTTTGACTTCATCAATTCAGCACTTCCTGACAACTCATTCAAGTTAGCTTTTGGCTCTAATGCTGGTTCTTATATCAGGGGTACTCCTGGTGGCCAGATTCAGCTTTACTCTATTGAAAACGATGTGCTCAAGCTAACTAATGATGAGACTGTAGAAGAGTGGGATTTCACTCTCCAGTCCACTTCTGATCCAGATGGCGCTCTGACGATTCATAGGTCTGCCAATAGTAAGAAATTTGCTCTTGGACAAGATGGAACTGTTTGGCTTGGAGAAGGTGCTCTTGGCGGTGAGGCTGCCGGCTTCTCTCCAACAGATTCTGCTTTAATTATCAAGACAAGTGACAGACCGGCCATTACCACTTGGGACACCGGGTCTTCTACAATAGGAGCTAGTTGGGCAACTTATTTTAGTGGAGATACCTATCTATCTTGTGCCAATGATTTTGACGACAACAATCGAACCGGTAACTTCTGGATGAACATTGGTGGTCATTCGGGGGTAAGACTGCGCTATGGAAGTATTGGTAGTAGTCCACAGAATAAGGGAACTGTGGGTCTTGAGCTAGATTCTACTGGTCTAGTTTCAACAGCGGGAGACCTTGAGGTTGCTAGTGGACTAAATGTTGTAGGACAGTCTGTACTTGGTGACGACGTAGGAGATATCTCTACTGCTATTGGTGATAGTGATGTTCGTCTTGAAGTGCGTGGTGATGTAAATGATGTCATCTCTTCTCGTGTACACAATGTTAATACAGGAGGCCTTGCCAGCGCGGCTCTTCAGCTGATGGTAGATGACGCTAGTCTTGCTGAGGTCTGGGCTGGTTCAAGTGCTTTTGAGGGTCTGGAAATTCGCTCAAATGTGCAGGGTGATCCCGTAACCCTTTGGACCGAAGAATCGGGTGGAGGAGACAAGAAGAGTCTACACCTCGCTTCAAATGGTGATGTTGGCTTCAACCTAGCTGCTACAACAACTCCATCATATAAGTTCCACGTGGTTCAGGAAGAAGATGGGACTGAAATTCAGGTTGCTTTCTTTACTCCATCGATGCCAACTACTGCAGATCGAACTTATAGATTCGGTCAGGATACCAGTGACTGCGCAACAATCGGTTTTTCTTCCACGACTACTACAGAGCATGCATTTCTTGCCAAGGGGGCAGGTGGTGCGTCAGACAATGCTCTTTATATAGATGTGCTTGGAAATGTAGGTATTGGCCTCAAGGATGCTGAGAATAAGCTAGAGGTTGATGGCAGTATCAATGTTCGTGGAGATGCGAACAGTCTAATTTTTTCGGCTGATCCTATTCCAAATCCTGGTAGCACCACTAAGGAGCATATCTGGTTCGAGTGGGCAGATACTGGTAGCTCGTCACAGCTTATAGTCAGAGGCCGATATGATAATGGTGGCTGGACAAACGGTAACGCAATTGCGACCTTTAGGGGCGATGCTGGTTTGGACGGCCAATACAAGCTTCTTGCTAATGGTGGTCTACACTGCAACTGGTATTTCCGAGCAGCAAGTCTTGCTTACTTCGAAAGTAGCGTTCAGTTTGAAGACTTTATAAATGTCTATGATAAGCGCAGGACTAGCGGAGAAACCCTTGGATGGATCTATCGAATGAATAGCATAGATCCTCAAGCTATCGACAATTCAAGACTAGCATCTATTATGGAGGACTTCTTGGGGCCAACTACGATTCAAGAGCCATTTGTTCTTTACAACAATGGGTCTGGAACACGCAGTAGATTGAATGAACCTAACGGAGTTATTCGTCTTGTGGCCGCAACAAGTATTAGCAGCTATGAAGAAATCCGCATAGGGGCAGGGACTAATGGTTTACAATACCTTCCCTTCAATCTGGATAAATGTCGACATGTAACCTTTAGAGTTAGAGCTCCAGTTGCGCCAACTAGTAATGCATATGGATGGGAAGTTGGAATTAAGAGCGCGGATGCAGCAGGTAGTGAATATACCGGAGGAAGACTGTACTTTTTTAACGGCCTTAGGACAACTGGAGCCTGGGACGATGTTCATATCCGTGATGGAGCTTCAGGAAATACAGACCTGGGCATTCAGTGGGGCACCACAACTTGGTGGGAGTTCCGTTTCGATCTGACTAGCGGAGCCTCTAGTGTTCGTCTGTATTATAGGACTGATACTGATACAACATGGACTCGTGTTTCTGGAACCTATTCTCTACCTGAAGTAGATGGTACACCAGATCCTCTGTTCTATACTCCATTTGTACGTGCTTGGGGTAGTGCTACAGCTGGAGGTACAGTGGATATCGATTTCGTTAAGGCCGTTTGGGAAAGAGACTAAGGAGTAGATAGTGCCAGCAGGGATTACCTATTTAGGACACACATTTGATATTGAGAGTATCGAAGGAAAGAAATACTTTGTTGATACCTCGCTAAATATTGTTAAGAGACGAGAAGAACTCTCTTATCATACCGGTGTTCCTAAGAATGCAGCCAACATTGCGTTTGTAGGGGCCACAGAAATAGATATGAGCACTAGCCTGTCTATTGCTAACCGCTCTACATCGCTAGTCGCAAATAGGCCGACTACAGCGGCTGTTACAACCATCTCGAGTGCTAAAACTTTTCAAATAGCTACAGAGCGTTTTTTGGTTACGGATGTCTTTAGTCAGACCATTGCAACCCTTGCTCCTACACCATTGTTTTACAAGCATGTCCTGAGTGACGATAATCTCCGTCGAGTGGGCGGTGGAGACGAAAGTGTTCATCCAGACGTGAGGTTAGTAGAAGTAGAAATTCTTAACTCTTTTCAGGAATCAATTGGAGTTGCCGAGCTTTCTATCGACTATGACGAGGGAGTAATTTATAACAATCTTCTGTCTGAGTTTGCTTCAACTGGGGACTACACGATCTATTATGTGAAGTACACAGTCAACGACAATGGTTCTGTTTATGTCTATATCGACCTGTTAGATAACCAGCCAGTTTACCGTTTAGCTCAGTTTGAGGACCTTACTCCTTTGCTAACCATTAAGGAGGATGGTCGTAAAGTCTATTTGGTACAAGAAACTATTGGTGGCTATGAGGTGACTTTGCCTACCGTAGGAACTTATGCCTATAGAGCATCCGACAGTGCAACTATTGAGATTGTGGAACCAACAGGAAATGCCGCTGATGACCCTTGGTATATTCGGGTAACTGCAGGAGATTTTCTGACCAATGTGCAGGGGACTACTTACAGATACAGGATTGCTGAGTTCCTATCTCAGACATTCTCTCCGTATCCTCCCTTAAAGCAGGTGACATCAGAAGTTTCTGCTGTTTTATCTCAGACGTTAGTTAAGCTAGATAACTCTAATATTGTTGAATCTGATACAGATTTTCTTTATGTTTCTTTGTTAGTCAATGACGTAGATGGTGAAGGTGTAGCAGCATTTACTACTGATCCGTCTCTTGCTTCGACTGTGGCATCTAATGGCCAGAGCTACAAGACGTGGAATACTACAACTAGATACGGAATTAAGAGCATCGATCACAAGTCTGGCTTTATAGATATTGATGGTTTTGAATTCAAAGACACTTATGAAGTTGTTTCTACTTATTACTTCGAAGAGCAATTTTATGAGTTTACAGATATTAACTTCAATCCAATCAGTAACAGAGATATTGTTGCGCGGCGCATCTCTCTGTTCATTGATCCAGAGCTGACCACAAGCAGCAAGACTCAGACTTTATACTATTTAGCTATAGATGAGTCGGGCAAGGTTGTTGAGTCCAACTGGAGTGAATTCGATAATAATACCGAAACCTTTAGTGGATTAGATCTATACTATGAACTCAAGCCTGACTGGAAGACAGCTGGAGCTCATAACCTATTTGTACAAGATATGTCCGTAGAAGCTTCTGGCGTCTTTCTTATTTTGGGTGATGTTACAGTAGATGAAGGTCAAAGCGCAGATAATGTTACTATTTTGGATACCCGTATCCGTGGTGGTGGACTGGCTGAAGATACATTTGAGAAAGCTCTCGAGATTCAGCCTGAAGCTAGATGGTTTGCAGATAACGGGAGATGGGATGGAACTCCTTATCCTAGAAATGCAACATATTTTGTAGAGTTGCCCGTTACTGTTTTGGATGGGGCAGGTGGGGTATTTAAGAGCAATGAAGTGCGCGATGTAATAAACCGACACACTGCAGCTGGAGTATATGCCGTAGTAAAAGCCTATGGAATTGAGATTGAGCTGCAGAAGCTACAGATTAGCGGTAATATCTATCTTTCCTGGTTGGGTAAAGGGCTAGACCTCGAGGCTGATGGAATTGATATCAAATACAATGTTTATTATGCGACACAAAGTAACGGCCCTTGGACCCTCTCTAATAGCACACCATTAGATCATGTCAGCGGCGGCGCTGAACACACTGTTACTGGACTCAAATATGGTTCAGTCTATTATATCTCTATCGTAGGTGGTATCATACAAGACGGTGAATTTGTCCCGTTAATGACGCAACATATTAGACCTGGTTCACATAGCGCCTCTGGAATTTCTACTGCGCCTATGAATCCCCTGAAAGTTCGTATATTTATTCCTCAGATACCCGAGGATGCTAGTCTAAGCCACCAATTTCAGTATGCGTAAGGAGTAGCTGATGGCCGTAAATATTACATGGAAAAGCCCGCCTGCTGGGACAACAGTAACTAGTGTAGATCATGGCAGCGGAGGAAATGGAAGTACTTTGACTGCTGTTGAAGTGGGCGTTTCGCATGATGGAAGTAATCCAATTACAAACTGTAAGTTCTATATAGGACAGAAGTCTGGAGTATATAGTGGCGGCTTTAGTGCAGTGGCTGATTTAGCAGAGCTTTTGAGCTGGGGAGACGCCTCAGTCGCAGCAGATTTTGGTGGCTTTCAAATTAATATGAACCAGGTTGCTAGCTATCCAACTGCTAATTGGCCCACCGAAACAACAAAACAGCCTTCTTATGGAAGTGCTGTCTATACAGGTGTCGGAGATTCTGCGGCCAATGGCATTCTACTCAAGACTACGATGGATTCTACGATGACCATGGATGGCATTATTCCAGCCTCAGTAGAGGCAAAGTTTAAATGCAGGATTCATATTCCGACAAATGCCATTAATCCAGGGATCAGACAGTTTGATCAGAAGCTGAGATATACATACACGTCGTAAGGAGGTTGTCATGAACGGCTGGACAAAGCACTTCTCTGATGGATCTACCATCTGTGGCGACGACAACGACAATTCGGCTTCTTGGAGCAAAACGAAATTGTCTGATATGTCTGCTGCTACTGTACATCACGATGGAATACACCTCTGCATCTCAGGCTATGGCGAGTATTGGCAATCAGATGACTTTGAATCTACTATGTTCCAAAATGGTCCTGGCAAGATTGTAGCACGGCGTCTATGCTTTAAGATTGGCCCACAACATCGTTTTATTAGGCCGCTCAAAACTGAGCATTCCGTTATGTTAAAGATTATCGATGACTTCAGTATGTCTGAGCTCATGATTGCAGACAGGATAGATGCGATTCCCGTGGTTCGGATAGGCTCTTGGTTGGTTTTAGAATATGACCTAGAGTCAAAAACCATACACTGGTACTACTCAGGAGCAAAAATCTAATGGCTCAATATCTAGAGAAATTCAGAGGGACTATAGGAAAGAAGCAGGGAGAGCAGATAGTCAAGCTGCTCAATAAGAAGAAAAACGCTGGACAGATCCAGAGTGTAGATGAGTTTTCTCAGAGGCTCGAGGATTTAATCAGGGAGCTTACATCTACTGTCTTGACTCCTTCTCTGTCTTTGTTCGTTGGTCAGCGGGGAGATATTATTACCTCCGAGACATTCAATCACATGTTGGACAGAGTCCAAGACGACCTCGAGGCTGCCTTTGAAGTAGCCAACAACATAGATGAGGTTCAGCAGGCTCATGAAGCTATTATTCGGGACGTTGTTCTGAAGAATCTGCGTGCTGGTGTTGCTGAGCTAGACGCTAAGATTTCCCTGTATGAGTTTATCAACCAAAATACTGAAGGTTTTGATTCTGCTATCTTTTCTACCTTTAGGGAATCTAAAGAAGAAAGAACCTCTCGGGGCGCTGGTAATGCTATTTTGTTTGCGGATAAAAGAAAGAAAGACTTTATTTCTTCTACACAAGACGCCGCGATTGAGGTAATTGGTGAACGCTTGACCTTAGCAGATGGCAATACTGGTAGGGTTTATCATAATGTTAAGTCTATCCGCCAGATTTTTGATTCCGAGTCTCCACAGAGCGACAAGGTTGTAGAAAGACCAGGCTCATCACTGTCTAATATCATAGACAATAAAAAGGGGACTTACTGGATTCAGACGCTTCTTTTTCCAGAAGAAACGCAGTATGCCAAGGTTAAACTTGAGCTAGACCTAGGTGGTGTTCGAGAGTCCAATTTTATTGAGATTGAGCCAATCAGCCGCAAGGGCATTGTGCTAGAAAAGATTCAGTGTGTCGATAATAACAATGTTGTCACTACTTTAGCGACCCCCAATCTCTCAGTGGAGAACCCGGTTGGAGTAAGGATAGCCAAGGTAGCAACAAGGCGCTTTATTCTCGTTTTCAGAAATGAGAATTCTCGAGTCGAGAACTTTGAGTTTACTGACCAGAATAGTCTGATTGACCAGGGCTTTCTCGAAAGAAGCGAGCGAGCCGAGTTTGTAGAGACTAAAAAGCTAAACAAGAACGTAACAATGAAAGCTCTATCTGATGAATTAGATGAGCTCGTTAGGTCTGCAGACGTTAAGGAAATTGCCTCTATCTCTCCTCGACCTAAAGAGTCTTATTCTGGGACTGCATTCACAACTGGCTTTGACAATATTCATATAGGCATAGCCAATCATGCTGAGCGTAGTATCTACGTATCTTCTCCTCTAGAGATTACAAAGCCTGCTCGAGTAGGGCTCAAAGCAGTAGAGTCTCGTCCTTACAGTAAGCCATATGCCACCGTTCCTGATACTTCTGTTAGGTTTACCGAGGATACTTATTTTGCTGATGATGATACCTATTTTTTGGGAAGCGTCGAATATTGGGTAGTTAAACAGGAACTTACAAAAGAAGGGGTTCTCTTGAGCACCTCAACTTTTCCTATTCTTCCTCTTGGAACAGAGAGAGTTTATCACGAACGGCTAGTACTTCATGAACGTTCAGATACCACTCTAACTGATAATGACATTGGTGAAACCATGTTCTATACGACCAAGATAGATGGCAATATTAAGGTCTATAGGAATGGTGAAGAAATTGCTAATGTTGATGGGGTAGCTGGAGCCAGCCAAGGTTGGCGTATGTATCCACAGCCCTCTGGTAGTGCAGCATATAGGATTCCTGGCGGTGGAGAACCAATGAGGTTCAGAATGCAGATTCTGGGAGTGCTGCGCGGTGACATATATACCATTAGCTATACTCCATCCGTGTCCAGTACTACTGTTATTCCTCGCCCTCCATATACAGAATTCAATACGGTTGGAGGCCTTCAGATTGTGGACTTAGTAGGAGACCTTTCTACTAGACGTAATGCTGGTCAAGTAGTGGCAATAAGCGACCTAGGAAATAGTGATAGCTCACAAAAAACAAGGATTTACTTAGTGATCATTTTACGACAGAATACTGCAGATTCGTCTCTAGCACCTGCTGTAGAAGAGTATACTTTGATGTCTGGAAATCAGAATTCCAGCAAATTTGAGGAGTAAGAATGCCTGCAAACAAGTACCTTTTGTCTGATAAGAGCAAATTGCTCAGAACTAAGTTAGATAGACTTTCTCAGAAGCTGCAGGGCAGTCTTCAGTCTGATGAGCTCAGAACAAAAGAAGAGTATCTGTTTGAGGCAATTAAGGTCCTTCGGGGCTTCTATAAGACTCTAAGTGAACCACAGACAGAGATTCCTAATCCCAAGGTAGACAGCTATGCAGACTTTGACGATTATGATGAGGTCTGGAATCAGGTTTTGAACGATCTACTGATCGTGTTCTCTGAGCTGGAGAACATTGAGACCCTTACTATCTCGAACTTCAATTTTGCCATTACCGAGGCAAACAGACTAACGACTAGACTCAAGGCTGTTTCCTCAAAACTGGGTGACTACATCCTGTATTCGCTCAATGCGAATAAGGACGCTCTTTTCTTCAAAGATAGCTTCAATGATCTATCAAAGGTAGATATCGGGACTAGCCTACTGAATGAAAAAGAATGTGAGGTTAATCAAGACGAGGGAATTGTCACCTTACCGCTGAACCGTGATGTAGACCCGACCGTTCTAATAACGGCAACTCCTATTATAAATCCGAACTCTAATGGGGCAAATGGAAATAATCAGGAGGTTGGGGCTTCATACAACGGTAACATTAATGTTGTCTTAGACAACAACCCCGATACCTGGTTTGAGTATGAGCGTGTAACCACTACTGTCTCTGACACCACCGAAGAGTTGGTCTTAGACGTGACTGTGAACCTAGGTGAGCCGACTATCGTGAATAGGGTTAGGGTGAACCCCAACAACTTTGGGACCAAGACTATTATCCAGATTGATGCAATTGATACGTCTCTGGATGGGCGGGTCTATACGTCTATCAAGGATGATATTCCTATTGCTGGATTCACCACTGAGGACGAAGAGAATATCTTTACTCTAGCTCCATCTACCTCTAAGTACGCTGGCCAGGGTATCTACTCGTTTACTCCTCGTAAGGTCAAGTACATTCACTTCACCTTCAGGCAGCCAGAGCCTTACATAATTACCACACCAGCTGGAGAGCGCCTGCGCTACGCTATTGGAATCAGGGACATCGAGATACTTGGACTCAACTATCTGGACATAGGTGAGCTAGTCTCTGTCCCATTTGAAACCACTGAAGAAATCAGAAGAATCATTCTACAGGCAAACCAGAACCCTTCGGAACTCTCTGACTTGGTTGCTATTGACTACTCTGTCTCTCCTGATGACGGACAGACCTGGTATGACATCCGCCCTAAGGAGCTTGAAGGAATAGGAGGACTCGTTGGAGTCCCAGAGATCCTTGAGTTCAATGGTGCTTCCACTGATACGATAGAGACTTCTGTGCCCGTTAAGTCTCTTAGGCTCAAGATGAAGCTATCTAGGGATGACGAAAAGTTCCTAGAGGGTTCATCTTATGCTACAAAACATGTAGACACACGCACGGAAGTTCATAATATTCCTGCGGGTAGTCCATTTCAATTCACTCTCGAGCGTCCACCAGTAGATGGTTCTGTTGTTGTAGTTGATCCACTATATGGAAGCCGGGGGTTATCTGGTTTTCCGTATATTGTTGGCCATGCATACGATAGAATGGATCTTCAAACCTATCGTTTGCCCCTCAAGCTTCTTCCACGCCCGGTCGAGAAGGCTTTTGATGGAACTAAGTATTACCTTCGTTCAGTCCCAGTTGATGAATGGATGCATGTAGAGGTTGGTGGAGAGGAGTGGACACACGCCACAGATGCCTTGTCTACTTACAGTTCTAGCGATAAGGTCTACTCGTTCAATCCAAATAACGGTACCCTCAGGTTTGGAAACGGCACAACTGGAAAGAAGCCAGCAGAAAATGCCCCTATTGCTGTTTGGTTTGAAGATGAGCGTATCTTTCCATCAGTTACTGAGAACTCTCACGTAGCTAAGCTAGAGTTCCCTACCAGCAGCAATAAGAATGACTTTGATATCATTCGCTATGGTCAGGAGACTCAGCATACGCAGAAACTGCGCAGGAAAGCCACTGTGGTTCAGTTAGATCATGACAACATCTCTGATTATTCGGAGCTATCTGAATCTGCGTTTTTGGACTCGGGTGACCGTCAGGACTTCCTAAATGGCTATGAGGAGCTGACAGCCTCTGGACATTGGTCGATTGATCCAGACAATGGCTTGCTTTATATGTTCACTCCAACTCCCGATAATCAAGACGTTACAGTGAGCTACAGGTATGTTCCTCGCTACACACTGCAAGAGTCAGAATGGGATTGGGCTAAGTCTGACATGCTTAGAGATAGTGTGGCTATCAAGGAATCTGCCTGGCAGACCCTTCCAATGGATTTCGAGGAGGTCTTCCTGGCGTCTGGTGTCAATGTGTTTGACCTTAGCAAGATGCACCTGGTCCAGGGAAGTATCAGTATCGAGCTCACTGATAGCGGTGATGCCGTAGATTCTGACCTCACTCCATTCCTTAAGGAAGTTCCGTTTGTTGATGGCAGTACCGAGCTAGGGACTTCTGTTACCAAGACTACCGAAGGGCTCGAGGATCATGATGGCTCAGGCCTGAAAGTCTATAGTCTTTCTGAGTCAGTAACTTCAAATGAGGATTATGTAGTAGCTTTCTCGAATTCAGGTCTGTTCCAGGCGGTAGACACTACACCTAATAACGAGGGAGAGTACTATGTAAACCGGGCCACTGGGCAGGTTCTAGTATTCTCGAATATTGCTCAGAAGGCCGGTACTGTTACCTACTACTACGATAACCCAAGCTATAATGACAACGGCTTGTTCTCGATTGACTATGAGAATGGCCGGATCTTTACACAGCGCTCAATACTATCTGCCGGATGGAGACTTCTAGTCTCTTACCAGTACACCGACTACAGAGCCAGGTACAAGATCGCCAGGTTGCTGGATCCTGATGACTATGTAGTTGATATTACTAATAGTACTGTAACTATTACTGATAGGGAATACATGAATCAGCTAATGATTCCAAAGTCTGGACTACATGGTAAGAGCAGCTTTTATTTGGTAAACTACGAATATGTAAAGGAAACTCGCGAGGACATCCAGAGCCTACGTGACTATTTTACTCCAGTTATCAAAGATTATATGCTTAAGGTGCTAACCAAGGATAGGATACTGTAATGGCAATTGAGGCGACCTACAGGACTCTGTTGACAGAAGATTATTTGAAATCGGAGCTACAGAAAGGAATTGCTGTATCTGCTCTAGACCTCCAGGAGCAAGCGAATACTTTGCTTGAGACTCTGGATCTTTCTGTTCCACAGTTTACTGCCGAGGACTACTATGTAAGCCTCCGAGAGAATGCCTCTGTCTCTAAGTTTATCAATACTTTCACAGAGATAAGACAGGATCTTAGAGCCTTGTATAACGAAATGCTAACGCTCACCAGGGTGTCTATGGACGCTTATGAGCGCTGGGCTATTGAGGCCGAGTTTATTGAGAAGAAGCTTGTTGACCTCGAGGACAGAATTGAGAACCTGCTCATTCTGACTCAAGATACAGAGGGCTATTTTAGCTTTGTGAATGACAACTTCTCTGACTTGGAGAAGGTAGACCTGGATCTTTCGACCATTCGTCTCAACTTGGATACGGGTATGGTCACCATGAAGCCTGCTAGCCTGGCTACTAATCGAATTTTTCTCAATGATATCGACCGCAAAAGAGATGTATCCTTCAAAGTGCGCACCACTACTGACTTCATTCTGCGTCGGGATCTCCCTGATACTCAGGTGGCAGATCTCTTCCATCAGACCTCTAAGGTGTGGTGGACAATTATCCAGATGAAGAAGGTTCGTCCTGTTACCTGTGAGCTCACGGTGAGGCTGAGCTCTGACGATCCAGTTGATGTTTCAAGGATTGATATTCATCTGCATGACTCATCTCAGTCTAGCCCAATACAGATTACTCCTCTGTATTCAACTGACAATGTCAACTTTACACAACTTCCTACCAACACCTTCACTCAAGAGGTTCGTAGCTCTGCTACGTTCTCGTTCTCTACGGTACAAGCTAATTGGGTGAAGTTCCTTCTGACCAAGAAGGGTCCTGACCCAACTCTGTCTAGGAACTCTTTTGATTACCAGTTCGGTTTTAAGGCCATCGAGTTCTATGATGAGGGCTTTACGGTTGGGGATGCTCAGTCTCTAATCTCCAAGCCTTTATATGTTCTTAAGGATGATGGAACGCCCCTAGAATTTGAGAAGCTGGTCCTGACTGCATGTGAGCGTGTAGAGGAAAACACCAATATTCGTTACTATGTGACAACTGGAGATGATCCGGATCTTCCTGTTGATGACGACACTATCTGGGTCCCAATTTCTCCCGATACTCGCGAGAGTCCACTGTTTCCAGTGGTCCTAGCTGTAGGAGATACAGAGTTGAGGGAATATGGAGACGATGAAATCTGCAAAGTCTCCTATGATAGCAGTGCTTCAGAGCCCTACATTAGCCCAGCACAGAGTTTTCAGCTGTTGGAGGATGATGGGTCAGGGGGTATCGATGATACGGCCACCACGGCTAACGATAGGCGCTACACGTTTCTTAATAGCAATGATCGTATCCTCAATTATCAAGTCAAAGACAATATTAGTATTAATCCTGCTACCCTGCAGATCTTAAGGAACCTTGGAGAGCAGGCACTAACTGATATTCCTGGCAACAAGGTCAGAAATGTTTTGAGGGGCTGGGGTTTTGATGATCCGTGGTATTCCTGCGTTGTTGAGGTTCTTAATCCTGAGGGAATTGAAATGAATGTTGGAGACCAGGTGATCATCATTGACGACATCAGATATACTGGTTTAGTTAAAAAGACTGTCCTTACAGGGAAGACGTCTAAAACTACCGGAATTCACACAATAAAAGTGCATAAGAATAATTGGAAGTATGTGAATCAAGATCTATCTGGCGTCTCTCCCACTATAATGTTGGATACTATTAAGGCTCGAGACCCTCTATACCCCTACAATCATAAGCTTTTGGTTGAGGGCTTTAGCTATCCGTCCAACTATCCAGATACAGACGAGAAGGTTTATGCTGGGGCTGACCTCTTCGCCGAGAAGGTCATGCGTCAGGTGAGTATTTTTGACCTCACAAACAACGCTCAGGTTGATGACTACCAAAGGTTTGCTCTGGACTATGATGCTCCAGATGCTCATACGGGTGGTAATGATCCCACCACAGTATTCGTAGTCAAGGTAGACGAAAGTAATCCAGATTTCCAGAACGAGCGATTCGTGATAAGATTCACGTTAGTGAATCAGCTAAGGAAATATCTCAGGTTCCGAGCTGATCTCTCTACAACTGACGCAACAGTCTCTCCCGGACTAGATTCTTACCGTATCAAGCTTGGCTAGGAGGAGTTAAGTGGCTGACAGAATTGAGGAAGTTCAAGTTCTACTTCAAAAGAGGAACATCAGAAGTCATGGACCTATGGCTTCCAACCAAATCAACAGTATGCAGGCAGAGCTTGTCCATGACCTGGCTGCAATTAGTGACCAATGGAATAACCGTTTGACTCCCCTTACAGAAGGTCTTCCTGACGGATCAGATGATTCCAGTGTCGATGCATTTTTGTATGGGCTTGATGGTAAACATATGTATGTGGACCAACGTGCCACGCTCACCCTTAATAGCTCATATTTTAACTCCTCAGCTAATCGCCCGAATACTCTTTCTGAGCAATTCGGGGATATCTACGCTAGCCTATCTACTATTCGAGAAGATCTAGAATCAGAGATTGCAGCTCTAACAGGACAGGCTTCTCAAATATCTATTGAGGACAATGGAAATCTATATTCTTCGGCTAATGTAGAGAATGCCCTGCAGGAGGTTATGACTGCAGTTAACAGCATTTCGGTTAGTGGTTTAACCCCTGACCTTTCTGCTGTAAACGAACACTATATCCCTGCCTTGGACAATACATACGATATTGGCTCTGCGACTTATCGCATGAGGGACGTTTATGTAGGTCCAGGCAGTTTTACTATGGTTGCTAAGAGCTCTCTAGGCGAGGCCCCTTCTGATAAGACCTTTGCTTTCGAGGTTGATAGCTCTACAGGCAAGATGCAGATTCTTGACAGCACATCTGTGATGCTTGAGATGCAATCTACAGAGATTGTAGCTCGTCAGACATTTAAGGTTAATGCCATTGAAGATGGACCTGCAAGTAATGACATTACCTTTAGTCCTACAGGCCAGGTTAAGGTCTCTGGAGCAGATCTAGTTGTCGAACATGATGGATCTAGCGGTACTTTTGTAACTGCAAGAATGACTACTGCTGAGCGAAATGCCCTAACTCCTCAGGCCGGTATGTTTATCTATAATGAGACTACTGGTGGCTTTGAGGGTTATGCAGGAGGTTCTTGGGGTGAGGTAGGCGGCGGCGGTACTGCTGGCGGATCTGACGGACAGATCCAATACAACGACGGAAGTAGTTTCGGTGGTGCAAGTGAGTTCGTCTACGATGATGTCAACAACAGTGTTGGTATCGGTCAACCTGCATCATCTACGTGGAAACTCAATGTTGGAGGAAGTCTGCGGCTCGTCAGTGATGGACCAACAAGTATTCAGACGGTAGGATATGTCTCGGGGTCCCCAGATTTAGCGTATCAGCTCTGGGCCTCTAGAGGAACTGAAGCAATTCCAGCTAATGTGCAGCTCAATGACAAGTTGGGCAGCTTCATTGTTCATGGTCGGTCTGAGGGCTTTTGGCCATTCTCTGAAATTGCCGTTGAGGTTGATAAAACACCATCGGGCGGCTACGCAGCTCAGCGTATGGTGTTTCTGACTGCCCCTGATAACAACACCGATCCTGTAGAGGCGATGCGGATTGACTCAAATCAGTCAGTAGGCATCGGGTTCACGCCTTCGGCAACTGTACGACTCGGTGTTCAGAAGGATTCCGATGGGCAAATTTACTGTTTTGTTGGTCGGAATGCGAGTGCCGGTACTTCGGCTTCAACACGCCTACAGGTGGACAACGGCACCGGCAACGTCAGTATCATTCAGCAGGGCGTGAATGGCTCAGGCACCACAGGAGGCGTGAGCAACGCTGGCATTGGTGACATCATTGGTCAGGCGAATACAGGACTACGTATTCGCACCACCACTTCCGTTCCACTTTACCTCATGACCAACGATACGTTGGCGATGACCATCGACGCCAGCCAGATTGTCAGGTGTCAGAATGCTCTGACAGCGGGTGGGACAATTACTGCCATTGAAGGTAACCTCAATGCCTACAGGTCGGGGTCTGGGAACAGTGTAGTTCACACATGGAGTACCTTTTCGAGCACAGCAACCAAATGCACTGAAGTCTGGTTCAGGCGAAGTCGCTCGGACACCGCGAACACCTGGGTCGCGACTCAAACAGGTGATCGCATTGCTCAATTTCAATTCATTGGTGCTCGTACCGGCGGCGGGGTAGAGGCGGCGGCGCTTCGAGTTGAGCAAACTGCTGCGTCCACTTCTGAAGTCGCTCCCTCAGACTTTGTTTTTCTGACTTCCAATACCGGCGACACAATCCCGCAAGAACGTATGCGGCTTGCCCGCGATGGCAAGCTCATCTTGCAAGATGCGCTGACGTTGGCAAGTACAACCGATACGACTGCTGGGAACGTTCGTTGGAATGGCTCGAACTTCCAGGGGTACACTGGTTCTGCTTGGGTCAACCTTGACACGCAAGGCGGCACCCCTGCCGGCTCTGACACGCAGATTCAGTTCAACGATGGCGGGAGTAGTTTCGGTGCGAGTTCTAACTTTGTCTACAATACAACCACGAAAAGCGTTTCGATTGGTGGCGTAGGCAATGCCTACAGGTTGTCAATTGACAACCGCAATGATCCCACCTCGACCCTTGGAGCTGTGCTCCACCTTGTGTCCAACGACGACACCTATGCGTATGTCGTTGCCTACAGCGGGTCAGGTCCAGGTTCCCACACAACTAAAGGTGGGCACATTCGATTTTGGTCTGCGCGCGGGGACAGCGCCACACCGGCCGATGTCAGTGCAGGGGATCGACTCTGCTACTTGGAGTGCGGACAACGAGGGTTTGGTGGTAATACGTATTACACTCCATTCGCTGAGGTGTACGCCGACAACGGCTCTCGTAGTAATCGTCTCGTTTTCAATACCCTCGATGTCAACGGGGCTGTCCAGGAAGCGATGCGGATCACCTTCCAGCAGAAGGTGTTGATTGGTACTACGACACCTCCTTCCGACGCCCTCA